AAGTTAAGTAATATTATTCACCAAAGAACACTAAGAGGTGGAGCTAATTTTATGGTATGTTCTCCAACTGTAGCTACTATTATCGAATCTATTCCAGGATTTGCTAGTAACTCAGATGGTGATGCTGCTAAAATGAGCTATGCATTTGGTGTACAGAAAGCTGGATCAATGAATGGAAGATACCAAGTTTATAAAAACCCATATATGACTGATAATACAATTTTATTAGGATATAGAGGTGGACAATTCTTAGAAGCTGGTGCAGTATTTGCTCCATACATTCCATTAATCATGACTCCATTAGTATACGATCCAACAACCTTTACTCCAAGAAAAGGTTTATTAACTCGTTATGCTAAGAAAATGTTAAGACCAGAATTTTACGGAAGAATTTTCGTATCAAATCTACAGACACTTTAATAGTATCAATTAACATAATAATTAAAGAGCCCCGCATTAGCGGGGCTTTTTTTTTTCTTTGGATATCTAATAAATGTTTAGTATATTTATACTACGAACAACAATAAAAAGTTTTACAAAATGAAAGAGACACCCTCACAGTTACCTATTCAGAGTTATATAATGAATTTCCCACATACATTTTCAACAGATGATCCAAATAATGTTTGGATGAAGGAAATGTCCAATAAAGAGTTAGCAATAAATAGACCAAAAGCATATAAGCAATTTATGGACTTATATAATTTTATGGCTGGTCAATCATTAGTACATTTATTACCTGCAGAAGGCAATTTTCAGGATTTAATTTATGTAGCAAATTTAGGTTTACAATTACCACATATTAAAGATGAAAACCATATTTTATTATCTAATTATACTTCACCCCCAAGACAAGGAGAAGAGTATGTAGGTGAAAAATTCTTTAATCAAATGGGTTATAAAACTCATATATCTCCTTATAAATGGGAAGGTGAAGCAGATATAAAATATTTAAAAGATAATGTCTATATAGGGGGGTATGATATTCGTTCAAATATTAAAACATATCATTGGATGGAAGAAAATTTTAATATGAATATTATTAAAGTTAAAATGGTTGATGAGTATATGTACCATTTAGATTGTTCTATTTTTCCGTTAAATACGCGCTCAACTATGGTTTGTACGGAGCTATATGATAAAACTGAGTTAGCGCAAATTAGCAACTATACTAACATAATAGACATAGATGCCGAAGACTCAATGTATGGGATGGCTAATTCTGTTAGATTGGGCAATATGATTTTATGTGCTTCTAATATATCAGAAATGAAACGGGGAGATGAATTTTATGAAGGTGAAAAACATAAAATTGCTTCATTAGAAAAAATATGTTCTGATGAAGGAATGGAACCTGTAATATTTAATTTATCTGAGTACATGAAATCAGGAGCTATGTTAAGTTGTATGGTAATGCATTTAAATAGAGTAGATCATTTTAAATCACTTCTTTAATGGCTGAAACTTTAGAAGATTGGTTAAACGGAGAAGTAAATGAATTATCTAAATTATCAGTAGGAGAATTAAGCAATACATTTTTTTTTAGAGATCCATTAAGATCAACTCATATAGATTATAAACATTTTTATAGCCCAGCAGATGGTACTATTTTATATCAAAAAATAGTTCAACCTGGTGAACAAGTTTTAGAAATAAAAGGCATTGATTATACTATTCAAGATGTAATGGGTGATAGTAGTTACAATAAACCTTCTTTAGTTATTGGAATATTTATGTCATTTTATGATGTACATATAAATAGAATTCCTTATAATGGTGTACTTAGGTATAAGCGTTTGGAACCTATAGAATCAACAAATAAACCAATGTTAGCAGTAGAAAAGGATATCTTAAATAAGGTAATTAATCCTAATAACATGGCGTATTTAAAATACAATGAAAGAATGTCTAACAAAGTGTATGTTCCTTCTTTAGATTATACATACCACATAATACAAATAGCCGATGAAGATGTAAATGTAATAGCCCCCTTTAAACAACAAGGAGATCTTTGCACACAAAACGAAAGATTTAGTTTAATTAGATGGGGGTCACAAGTAGATTTAGTTCTGCCTTTAGATTCTAGATATAAATTTAAGACTATTCTAGATGATACAATGCATGTAAATGCCGGTCTTGATAAACTAATTAAAATAACTTATAATGACATCTAACCACCACGAAGACGAAATATTTAGAAAAAAAAGGGTAATAAAAAATCCAATTAAATTTAAACTGCAATTAAATGAAGAACAAAAAGAAGCAAAAGCTAAAATTTTAGATAATACTTTAACTATATTAGCTGGTAAAGCAGGATCAGGAAAAACTTTATTAGCTTGTAATGTAGCTTTAGATGGATTATTAAGAAGACATTATTCTAAAATTATTATTACTCGTCCCACAGTTTCAAAAGAAGAAATAGGTTTTTTACCTGGCGATTTAAGAGAAAAAATGGATCCTTGGATACAACCTATTTATCAAAATATGTATTCTCTTTATGATAAGGTAAAAGTTGAAAAATTAATTGAAGATGGAAAAATTGAAATAGTACCTTTAGCTTTTATGAGAGGTAGAACATTTTTAGATAGCTGTATTATTGTAGATGAAGCTCAGAATGTTACTCATGAACAGATGGAAATGATATCTACAAGAATAGGTTTAAGATCAAAAATGGTAGTATGTGGGGATGATCATCAAGTAGATTTAAGAAGTAAAGCAGATTCTGGTTTTAGATTCTTATATGCAGCTTCAAGAAAAATAAAAAAAATGGCAGGAGTTACTTTAATGAAAAATCATAGAGATCCTATAGTTGATAATTTAATTGAAATATATGAAGAAGCTGCTGAAAAGGGAATATTAACTACTTCTGGAAGTAGCGGAAAAAGTAGAAGAAAGTAACTACTAAATTTATTTACTTTATTTTTGTGATATTTATAACAAAAATACTATGGCATCAACTGTAACTCCAAATACTTTTCGTGTAAATATAAAAGAAGAGCATGTAGTTGGCGGACAAAGAACCGTACATACAAACTTTTATAGAATTCCTAATGTAACTAATTATGACAGAAGAATTGTAACAGTTCCTGCTTTCACTAATGTAGATTTAATTAATACTAATGGATTAATTCCAGGTCCTGCTTTATTTCCTTCACATAGTATAGCTTATGGTAGGATAACAAATATGGATGATACAAATCGTTTAGCAGTAAGTTTTACTTCTTCAAATGGTGAATCTGAAACTGGGAATGTTGGTTCAGATTTAAGTGGGTCTTATACAAGTGGAGGAATAGGAGGCACAGCAGGAATTTATTCTAATGTTCCAACTACTACTAATGGTAGTGGAAGTGGAATGCAATTAAGAGTAGTAACAGATGAAACTATAAACTTATCTCCATCACTTACATTAACTCCTTTAGCAACTACAGATGCAGCTATAGGAACTTATAATATAGGTTTAAATGGAGGTACAGGAACAGGAGCAAGTGGTTCTGTTGTAGTAGTAGCTGGAACTGGAAATGATGCTTCAATACCAACTTATACCTCTATAACATTTACAACATCTGGATCAGGTTATACAATAGGAGATCAATTAGTAATACCAACAGGTGCTTTATCTAATGGTAATTTAATAAAATCTAGTACAATAGCTAATATAACAGTTCCTACAGTATCAGTAAATCAAGTAGTAAATAATGTTCCTCTTACAACATCTACAGGACAAGGAGCAACAGCTACAGTTACATCATCAGGTTTAGTAATTACAACAGTAGTTATTAATGCTGTTGGTTTAGGGTATGCTGTTAATCAGGATATTACAATAGAAGAATCTATATTAGAAAATTTAGGATTTGGAGCTGTTAGTGGAGATTATTTAGGTAACTTATCAGCAGCAAATATGGCTACTTCAGTAGCAAACACATTACCAGCTTTACAAGCAGCAAATATCACAGTTAAACCTACAAATGTAACAATTCAAACAGGAGGAAGTCTTTATAATGTAGGAAATACAATATCAGTAGCAAAAGCAAATATTGGTACACCTGCAGATGATTTAGTTTATACTCTTAAAAATGACGATTTTTCTTTAACAGGAACAAAAAGTTATTGGACAATGGAATGTTTACCAACTTCATCAATAGTATTTTCTAGTCCTAATTGTTCAGGAAGCCAATTTAATGGTGATTTTGAACAAGATATAGAATTTATTTCGGTATACGCAATATCCGGAAGTATAGATGTAGAATATGTGCTTGTAAATGCACCAGTAGCAACTAATTAAAAAATAAATTATGGCAAACATACCAATTTGGCCCGGTTCTAGTTCATTTCACCCAGGAGATACACCTTTTGGATTTTATGATAATGATATAGAATTTGAAAAAGATGCTAATAAAGTAGCAAATTTTTGTGCGTTAAGATTAGGATACCCTCTTGTTGAAATTGAATTACAAGAAAAAAACTTTTTTGCTGCATTTGAGGAAGCAGTAACAATATATGGAAATGAATTATATGCTTATAAAATAAGAGAAAATTATTTAACATTAGAAGGAGTTGATAATAAAATTAACATTAATGAAACTATAGTTACACCAAATTTAGGACGTATAATAGATTATTCTGAACAATATGGATCAGAAGCTGGAACAGGTGGAAATGTGCCTTGGCATAAAATGGCAGTTCCATTAACAGCAAGTGTTCAAGATTATGATTTAGATGTACTTGCTGCTCAAAATGGTTTTAATAAAGAAAATGATATTGAGATAATGAGAGTATTTTTTGAAGCTCCCCCAGCATCACAATATTGGGCAAATGCCTATGATGGTTTTGGGTTTGGTTTAGGTGGATCTGTAGCAGCAGGACTTAATGGTGTAGGTGGATTAGGTGGATTAGGATATGGAGGGGGATATTTAATGATGCCTTTAAATTATGATATGCAGATTATTCAACAAATTGAATTAAATGATACTGTTAGAATATCTAATTATTCATTTGAAATGCATGATAATGTATTAAGGGTGTTTCCAAGACCCCAAGTAATGAATTATCAAGCTCCTGAATCAGGATCAGAATTAGGATGTGGTAATATGTGGGTAGAATTTTTATCAAAATCCCAAAGATCATCTGCTTCATTACAATTAGATGAGTTTGATGAAAAAATTAAAACAGTAGCAGAAGTTCCTTATAAAAATCCACATTATGAAAGAATAAATTCTATAGGTAGAAGTTGGATATTTGAAATGACTTTAGCTATATGTAAAGAAATGTTAGGATATGTAAGGGGTAAATATGAAACAGTTCCTATTCCTAATGCTGAAATAACATTAAACCAAGCTGATTTATTACAAGCAGCTAGAGATGAAAAAGCAGCATTATTAGAACAATTAAGAGCATATTTTGATGAAACATCAAGAGAAAAATTATTAGAAAGAAGATCTATGGAATCTAATTTTGTGATGGAAGAATTAGATAGAGTTCCAAGAGTAATTTATATAGGATAATATGGCGTTATTTGGCACACAAAGAGATGTAAGTCTATTCAGACATATGAGTAGAGAACTGATGGGAGACATCATAACGGAGCAGTGTGCTTTTTACAAATATAAATTAGAAGAAACTAAAATAAATTTATATGGAGAAGCAGCTCATGAAAAATATTATATGGGTCCTGTTTTATTAAATACTTTAGTAGAAAGAACAGATAATATATATCCTGAAACAGACTTAGGTACAGATTATAATAAAGAAATACAATTTAGTTTTTTAAGAGATGATTTACTAGGTAAAAATGAAGATTTTAATGGTGAAGGAATGTCATATACAGATACTACAGCTCAATATGGAGCTGATTTAGTTCCACAAGTAGGAGATGTTATTATGTATAATGAAGGATATTATGAAGTACATGAAACTATTGCAAATCAATATTTTGTAGGTAAAAACCCAGATTATCCAAATGATCCTAACCCAATTAATGCTCCATTAAATGGAGACTTAAGTAATTATGGTTCTAATATTTCTATTATTTGTAAATCACATTACGTACAAGCAGATAAGTTAGGTTTAACTCAAGCAAGATATATATAATGGCAAAACACGGAAAAATACCAGTACCTAAAACACAAAAAGAAATACTTTTAAATACTCCGGGACAACAACCTTATGTATCTCCTGAAACAGGTGAAACTACAGGTAATCCTAATAGAGCATTTCCCGATAAAACAAATAGAGGTAATCATGTTTCTTTTAGAGACGATACTACCAAACCATTTTCATTAGGGTTAAAAGAAAATGATGAAGCTTTATTTTATTATTTAGAAAACATTATAAAACCTACTGTTGTTCAAAATGGTGTAGTTACTAAAGTCCCAGTTTATTATGGTTCACCTGAACGATGGGCACAAGTACAAAAGCAAGGTTATTATAGAGATTTAAAAGGAAAAATTATGCTTCCTGTAATAACTTTTAAACGTAATGGTGTTGAAAAAGTTAGAAATATTGCAAATAAATTGGATGCTAACTATCCAATGAATGTTCAATTGTTTCAAAAACAGTACAGCCAAAAAAATGAATATGATAATTTTAATATTCTTAATAATAGAATACCAAAAAAAGAATCATATGCCGTAGTAGTTCCTGATTATGTAACTTTAACATATGACTTTATTATATCTACTTATTATGTAGAACAGATGAATAAAATTGTAGAAGCTATGAATTATGCTTCTGATTCATATTGGGGTAATCCTGAAAGGTTTAAATTTAGAGCACGTATAGATAATTATACAACTTCTGTTGAACTTGAAACAGCAGGAAATAGAATTGTTAAAACAGAATTTTCTTTAAAATTACATGGATATTTAATTCCAGATACAATTCAAAAAGAATTAGCTTCAGTTAAAAAATTAAGCAATGCTACGCAAATTATATTTGATTTAGAAACAGTTAAAACTATACCACATAATGATAACTTTACTAACCCTAGATTATCAATACAATCAAATAATAATCCTGCAAGTTTTAACGATAAGGTATAATAAATAATTATTTTACAATATTTATAACTAAAATAGAAATATGTCGATAATTTTAAGACAAAATAAAGGATCTGAATTAACATTTGCTGAAGTAGATGATAATTTTCAGTCTCTATTTTACTCAGGTTCCTTAATAGGAACTGATTTAGTTTTTTATTACCCTAGTAGCAGTTTATCACAATCATTTGATTTATCCTCAATCCCAGGATTTGGTGGAGTAACAGTTCAAGATGGTGGAACTACTATAGTTAATTCAGCAACTGGGTTAAACTTTACAGGAACAGGAGTTACAGTAACTGCTAATGGGCAAACAGCTACAGTTGATATATCTGGTGGTGGTGGTGGTGGAGGTGATACTTATACTTTATCAGCAGGAGCCAAATCAGGAACAAGTGTTCCTTTAAATTTAGATGCAGCTGCAGGATCAGATTCTGTAGTTAGCTTAACAGAAGGAACAGGCATTACTCTTACTCAAAATTCAGCAAATGAAATAACTATTGATTCTAGTGGTACAGGTGGAATTTTTGCTCAAACAGGATCTTTTTATGCTACTACTAATAACTTACAAATAACATCAAGTGGAGCATATCAATCATCAACTTACCCGGGTGGTGTAACAGCAAATCCAAATAATGATGGTAGCGGGGGTAATATAGCTAAATATTCATCAATGTTTTCTCAATCTATTTGGCATTATACAGATAATGTAGGTTATCCAACTTCTAAAGCATGGAAAACTGATTTAGCAGGATCTGTTTTTAATAGATATGATCAAAATACTGATACAGCAGAAATTATAAGATTTATAGCAACTCAATTAAGTGCTTCATCTCCAGATACTGTTCCTAATACAAGGATTTATGCAGGTATATCTGAAGATATACGAAATAGTACAACAGAAGTAGCACCAGTAGGAACTGTACCTTCAACTATTGGTAATAGTGTTGTAACTTATTTAAATGGTCAGGGATTTGCAGGATCAGGTCAAGCTTTATTTGAAGGAGTAGCAACTAGAAAAGAATCTAATGCTTCGTATTTTATTCAATATGATTCAGTAGCAAGTGGAACAACAGTAGTTACGTCATCTGCTGATGCTGAATTATTTAACTTAGGAGCTATTGGAGTTGTATTTAATGTATCAGGAACAGAAAGAAGAACTTATTCTGATAATTTTGCACAAACCCAAACAGCTGCTACGGCTTCAACAGCAATTTATACTCAAACAGGGCCTGGAACATCTGCTGATGGTTTAACTATAGGAGATATTGATGGAGGATCACAACCAGATACTTTTCAAGATGGAAAATTTGTAGATGTATTAGATACAGCATTATATAATGGGGGAATTTCTTTAACAGCTCAAGAATCTACAGGACTATATACTATAGCAGCATCTATTGGTATACAATCAGGTTCATCTGTTTTTACAGATGCTAATGCTTCTTCTGCTTATACAAAAACAGAATCTTTATTTTTTCTACCTAGTGCAGTAACAGGTATACCAAATAATACATTAGCTCAAGGTTTCTTTGGATATGCAATTTCAACAGCTGCAGGAGCTTGTGTTACACGTTCATTATCATCTGCTCCATATTTACAAGAAGCAAAATGGTCAAATTCAGGATCTGTAACAGGATTATTTGATCCTTTATTTACAGAAACACAATATATTTCAAGACTAGATGAAGATAATTCATTTGTAACATTAACAGCTGGTGCTGTTGGTGTTGATTTTAGAGCCTCATGTGTAGGGGGAACTGTAGATGGTTCTAATACAATTTTTGATTCAACGGGGACTAGTGCAAGAGCAATAGGAACAGTTCCTCAGTTTAATGATATTTCAAAGTTAGCAGGTTTATTATCATTTGATTGTACTACTTCTAATACAGCAACTAATATTACAGAAACTTCTATTAGCCCTACAACATATGGTACTACTTTAAAAGGTAGACTTAGAACAACTAATGAAATTACAGTAACAACAATAAATGTTCCATTTCATACAGCAGGAGATTTTGGTAAAGCTTCTCAAATGGCTTATTATGGTGCGGGTCAAACATTTGATGCTGGATCAGAAACAGGAACTTCAGAAAATTTTTCAGGAGAAAGCTTTAGAGTACAAATTACAAACAATGCATTAATAGGAACTTATACAGGAGCAGATTCATGGCCAACAGCATTTAGTTTAGCTGCTTTAGGGGGAAAAGATTTACAAGTAAAACCGGGTTATTTAGTATTCCCAGGAGGATCAAGAGGATATTTTATTTCAGATCCAGATTCAGGTCAAGATTATAAATACTATTTAAGAGCATTTAAAAGAAGTTCATCAAGTGCTGCTACAAGTATGGTAGTAAATGTAGGAAAAAGTAATTTAGTAAATTGGAATACAACTACTAATGGGATATCAGTAGCTATTATATTTGAAAGTGGTGGTAGTGGAAATCAATCTCCACCTAGAATTTATGATATAGCTAATTTACTCCAAAACGTTGTAGAAACTGGAATTGCAAATGATGATTTTAAAAATCCATTTAGTACTAATATAGATCTTTATGGAAATACGGGTGGTGGTTTAAGTGGAACTAATTATACTGTACCTTTGAGAGGAGCTGACGCAATGCAGTTGGATGCTACTAACCAAGGTTATATAGTTATGATACGATATAAAAATGATACAGACCCCGTTGAGGATATTAATATAACAATAAGTTAATAATGGCATTAGATAAAACAAAAAAGTCGAATAGACTACTAGAAAGTAGAAGGTATACTCATGAAACTTTAGAAAATAATCAAGAAGCATTTACAAGTGTCCTTGATATAAATTCTACAGAGGTATACTCACAGACTAATTTGATTTATGCCACTGCATTACCTTATAGTGCATCAGGTCAAACTTTAGATGTTTATTATTCTGGTAGTAGTGCAACATATCCAACAGGAAACCCAAGCGGCGATCCTATTGCTTTATATTATAATAGACAACGACTTACACCATCTAACGTAGTTAATGGTAGTAAAACTGAAGTATGGTTTTTTGTTTCTTCATCTACAGATCCAAATACACCAGGAACAGCAATTGATCCTCAACTACTAAATGCTAATCAACAAGGTAAATTTATATCACCAAAATATTCAGATGTTTCTTTAGCAAATGCTTTTGCAGATGATGCTACTCCTGGATATAATGTAACAGTTGAAGTTTCAACAAATAGTGGTGTTGATTGGACAAGACAAAATGCAGCAAATTATCAATTTGATTATAGAATGGGTGTTATACAGTTTACTACACAAGCAGTAGCACCATCATCAACAGATTATTTAGCAGTAAGTATTTATCAATATATAGGAAAAACAGTAGCTGATAGTGGTGGAAGTGGATCATCAGGTTCATCAGGTACTTCAGGTTCATCAGGATCTAGTGGTACATCAGGTAGCTCAGGCTCATCAGGTACAAGTGGTTCATCAGGATCATCAGGTACTTCAGGTAGCTCAGGTTCATCAGGTACAAGTGGTTCAAGTGGTTCAAGCGGTACATCAGGATCGAGTGGTTCAAGTGGTACTTCAGGTTCATCAGGTTCATCAGGAACATCAGGATCATCAGGGTCTAGTGGCACATCAGGATCTTCAGGATCTAGTGGTACATCAGGTTCTTCAGGTTCATCAGGTATTTCAGGTTCATCAGGTTCATCAGGAACAAGTGGCTCAAGTGGCTCAAGTGGTTCAAGCGGTTCATCAGGTATTTCAGGTAGCTCAGGATCATCAGGTACTTCAGGTAGCTCAGGATCAAGTGGTACTTCAGGTTCATCAGGTTCATCAGGAATAAGTGGTTCATCAGGATCTAGTGGTACATCAGGTTCATCAGGATCTAGTGGTACAAGTGGTTCAAGTGGTTCATCAGGAACATCAGGTTCAAGTGGTTCATCAGGAACAAGTGGTTCATCAGGATCATCAGGTACTTCAGGATCAAGTGGATCTAGTGGCACATCAGGTTCTTCAGGTTCATCAGGTATTTCAGGTTCATCAGGTTCATCAGGAACAAGTGGTACAAGTGGTTCAAGCGGTTCATCAGGTACTTCAGGTAGCTCAGGTTCATCAGGTACTTCAGGTAGTTCAGGATCTAGTGGTACTTCAGGTTCATCAGGTTCATCAGGAACAAGTGGTTCATCAGGATCTAGTGGTACAAGTGGTTCAAGTGGTTCATCAGGAACAAGTGGTTCAAGTGGTTCAAGTGGTACTTCAGGTTCATCAGGTTCATCAGGAACAAGTGGGTCGTCAGGATCAAGTGGTATAAGTGGTTCAAGTGGTTCATCAGGAATAAGCGGTTCAAGTGGTTCAAGTGGTACAAATGGTTCATCAGGATCATCAGGTACAAGTGGTTCATCAGGATCATCAGGTACATCAGGTAGCTCAGGATCAAGTGGTATTTCAGGTTCAAGTGGATCATCAGGAACTTCAGGTTCATCAGGTTCATCAGGTACAAGCGGTTCATCAGGTTCAAGTGGTACAAGTGGTTCATCAGGATCTAGTGGTACATCAGGATCAAGTGGTTCATCAGGTACATCAGGTTCAAGTGGTTCAAGTGGTACATCAGGTTCTTCAGGATCAAGTGGTACATCAGGATCAAGTGGTTCATCAGGTACTTCAGGAAGTTCAGGTTCATCAGGTACAAATGGTTCTAATGGGTTATTTGGTGGTATTCCATATAGTTTTAGTACTACAGTAGGTGGTAATACTGCAATAGGAACAATAAGACTTAATAATGCAGATGCAGAATTAACAACTCAAGTTATTATTAATAATGAAGATGCAGAAACTGGTGAGCAAGAATCATATTTAGCAACTTTTGATGATGCTGGATTTACTAATAATAGAGGTTATTTAGTAATACAAGAAGCAGATGGTGGTGGAGCAAGTTCTCAAGATTTTGCAACATTTATAATAAAATCTATTGCTAGTACAGCAAATAGTCAACATACATTTGATGTTACTTATGTAGCAGCAACAAATTCAGGAACAGGTAATCCACCGTTTACGGATGCCGATAAAATAGTAATTGCTTTTTCAGCAACAGGTGTAGCAGGTTCATCAGGATCAAGTGGTACTTCAGGGTCTTCAGGATCAAGTGGTACAAGTGGTTCAAGTGGTTCTTCAGGTACATCAGGTTCATCAGGTTCATCAGGTACATCAGGTAGCTCAGGTTCATCAGGTACATCAGGTAGCTCAGGTTCATCAGGTACTTCAGGTTCAAGTGGTTCAAGTGGTACTTCAGGTTCTTCAGGTTCATCAGGTACATCAGGTAGCTCAGGTTCATCAGGTACAAGTGGTTCAAGTGGTTCATCAGGTACAAGTGGTTCATCAGGTTCAAGTGGTACATCAGGTTCTTCAGGTTCATCAGGAACATCAGGTTCAAGTGGATCATCAGGAACTTCAGGTTCATCAGGTTCAAGTGGTACAAGTGGTTCATCAGGATCATCAGGTACATCAGGTAGCTCAGGTTCATCAGGTACAAGTGGTTCAAGTGGTTCAAGTGGTACATCAGGTTCTTCAGGTTCATCAGGTACTTCAGGATCAAGTGGTTCATCAGGTACTTCAGGCAGCTCAGGTTCATCAGGTACAAATGGTTTAGCGGGTAATTGCGGTAGAAACACGTATACAACATCGGGTTCACCATCAGCAGGGCAAGTATCGTTTAGAGATAGTTCTGCTGATCCTACGACAGATGCTGATGAAGTAACTAGATTAACATTTAATAGTACATCTTCTACATTCTTATTACTTAAAAACTTAGTTATTGGGGATCCAATAACAATAACAGATGACGATGGAGTAGTTGCAAACTATTCATGGCAAGGTAATCCTTCATCAACTCAGATAGCAGTAACTTATGTAGCGGCAGGATCCGGTACTTGGACTGCAGTTAATCAAGGTGATCCATTTACAATATGCGCTTTTGTTTCATCAGGATCTTCAGGTTCATCAGGTACAAGTGGTTCAAGTGGTTCATCAGGTACAAGTGGTTCAAGTGGTTCAAGTGGAACAAGCGGTTCATCAGGATCTAGTGGTACATCAGGTAGCTCAGGTTCAAGTGGTACAAGTGGTTCTTCAGGATCATCAGGTACTTCAGGATCTTCAGGTTCATCAGGTACAAGCGGTTCATCAGGATCTAGTGGTACATCAGGTAGCTCAGGTTCAAGTGGTACAAGTGGTTCTTCAGGATCATCAGGTACTTCAGGATCTTCAGGTTCATCAGGCACAAGTGGTTCATCAGGATCTAGTGGTACATCAGGTAGCTCAGGTTCAAGTGGTACAAGTGGTTCTTCAGGATCATCAGGTACTTCAGGATCTTCAGGTTCATCAGGTACAAGCGGTTCATCAGGATCTAGTGGAACAAGTGGTTCATCAGGATCTAGTGGTACTTCAGGGTCATCAGGTTCATCAGGAACATCAGGTTCAAGTGGTTCATCAGGTACTTCAGGATCAAGTGGATCTTCAGGTACAAATGGTGATAGAGGAGGAGTTGAATACGAATATTTTTCATCACCTTTAGTAGACCCAGGAGAACTTAATTATTCAACAGGAACATCACAAATTGTACTTAATAAAACTGATGTTAATGGTAATGATCAAAGTAATTGGATAAACAGTTGGAATGATCAAGGAAATTCAACTACAGGAATAGGTAGATTAACAGTACAAGAAGCAGGAAGTGGTAATGAAATATTAGCAGTAACACTAGCAGCACAAGTAACATTATCAGGAAATGTTTATACATTTTCAACGGTATCAGGAACTTTAATAAATACAGGATTTTCGGCAAGTGATAGATTAGTTGTAAGTTTTGCGGCTTATGGTGATTCAGGTTCAAGCGGATCATCAGGAACAAGTGGTTCATCAGGATCATCAGGTACTTCAGGTTCTTCAGGATCGTCAGGAACAAGTGGTTCATCAGGATCAAGTGGTACATCAGGTAGCTCAGGTTCATCAGGTACAAGTGGCTCAAGTGGCTCAAGTGGTACAAGTGGTTCATCAGGATCAAGTGGTACTTCAGGTTCAAGTGGATCATCAGGAACTTCAGGTTCTTCAGGTTCATCAGGTACAAGCGGTTCATCAGGATCAAGTGGAACAAGTGGTTCATCAGGATCTAGTGGTACATCAGGATCAAGTGGTTCATCAGGTACTTCAGGTTCAAGTGGTTCAAGTGGTACTTCAGGATCAAGTGGATCTTCAGGTACATCAGGATCATCAGGATCTAGTGGTACATCAGGATCAAGTGGTTCTTCAGGTACTAGTGGTTCTTCAGGATCTAGTGGTACATCAGGATCAAGTGGATCATCAGGTACTTCAGGTTCTTCAGGTTCATCAGGTACAACAGGATTAACAGGAAATTGTATTAGTAATACTTTTACAACATCTGGTTCGCCATCAGCAGGTCAAGTATCATTTAGAAATAATTCTTCAGACCCAACAACAGATGGAGATGAAGTAACTAGATTAACATTTAACAGTTCTACAGCACCTGGATTTCTATTACTTAAAAACTTAGTTGTTGGAGACCCTATAACGATAACAGATGCTGATGGAATTGTCAACAATTATTCATGGGGTGGTAATCCTTCATCAACTCAAATAGCAGTAACTTATGTATCAGCTGGGTCTGGTACTTGGACTTCAATTAACCAAGGCGATCCATTTGTAATATGCGCTTTTGTTTCATCAGGTTCTTCAGGTTCATCAGGAACTTCAGGTTCAAGTGGTTCATCAGGTACATCAGGATCTTCAGGTTCATCAGGTACAAGTGGTTCTTCGGGATCTTCAGGTACAAGTGGTTCAAGTGGTTCAAGTGGAACAAGCGGTTCATCAGGATCATCAGGTACATCAGGTTCAAGTGGATCTTCAGGTACTTCAGGTTCAAGTGGATCATCAGGAACTTCAGGTTCATCAGGTTCATCAGGTACAAGTGGTACAAGTGGCTCAAGTGGTTCAAGTGGTACAAGTGGTTCATCAGGATCAAGTGGTACTTCAGGTTCAAGTGGATCATCAGGAACTTCAGGTTCTTCAGGTTCATCAGGAACATCAGGTAGCTCAGGTTCATCAGGAACAAGTGGTTCAAGTGGTTCATCAGGTACTTCAGGATCTTCAGGTTCATCAGGTACAAGCGGTTCATCAGGATCAAGTGGAACAAGTGGTTCATCAGGATCTAGTGGTACATCAGGATCAAGTGGTTCATCAGGTACATCAGGTAGCTCAGGTTCATCAGGTACAAGTGGTTCAAGTGGTTCAAGTGGTACTTCAGGTTCAAGTGGATCATCAGGTACATCAGGTTCAAGTGGTTCATCAGGTACAACAGGATTAACAGGAAACTGTAATAGAAACACGTATACAACATCGGGTTCACCTTCAACAGCTACACAAGTATCATTTAGAAATAGTTCTGCTGATCCTACGACAGACGCTGATGAAGTAACTAGATTAACATTTAACAGTTCCACATCACCTGGGTTTTTATTACTTAAAAATCTAGTTGTTGGAGATCCAATAACAATAACAGATGACGACGGGATTGTTGCAAATTATTCATGGGGTGGTAACCCTTCATCAAATCAAATAGCAGTAACTTATGTATCAGCTGGATCAGGTACTTGGACTTCAGTTAACCAGGGTGATCCATTTATAATATGTGCTTTTGTTTCATCAGGTTCTTCAGGTTCATCAGGAACTTCAGGTTCAAGTGGATCTTCAGGTACTTCAGGTTCAAGTGGTTCATCAGGAACATCAGGTTCTTCAGGTTCATCAGGAACTTCAGGATCTTCAGGTTCATCAGGTACAAGTGGTTCAAGTGGTTCATCAGGTACAAGCGGTTCATCAGGATCAAGTGGAACAAGTGGTTCATCAGGATCTAGTGGCACATCAGGATCAAGTGGTTCATCAGGAACATCAGGTTCTTCAGGTTCATCAGGTACAAATGGCTCAAGTGGTTCAAGTGGTACAAGTGGTACAAGTGGTTCATCAGGATCAAGTGGTACATCAGGTTCATCAGGATCAAGTGGTACAAGTGGTTCAAGTGGTTCATCAGGAACAAGTGGTTCAAGTGGTTCAAGTGGTACAAGTGGTTCATCAGGATCAAGTGGTACATCAGGTTCATCAGGATCAAGTGGTACATCAGGATCAAGTGGTTCAAGTGGTACATCAGGATCATCAGGATCTAGTGGTACATCAGGATCAAGTGGTTCATCAGGTACAAGTGGTTCAAGTGGTTCAAGTGGTACTTCAGGATCAAGTGGGTCATCAGGTACTTCAGGTTCAAGTGGTTCATCAGGTACATCGGGATTAACTGGAAATTGTGATAGAAACACGTATACAACATCAGGTTCACCATCAGCAGGGCAAGTATCATTTAGAGATAGTTCTGCTGATCCTACACAAACCGCTGCTAATGTTACTAGATTAACATTTAATAGTTCTACAGCATCTGGGTTTTTATTACTTAAAAATTTAGTTGTTGGAGATCCTGTAACAATAACAGATGATGATGGAGTAGTTGCAAACTATTCATGGGGCGGTAATCCTGCATCAAACCAAATAGCAGTAACTTACGTATCAGCTGGATCGGGTGTTTGGACTGCTACTAGTCAAGGTGATCCATTTGTAATATGTGGTTTTATTTCATCAGGTTCTTCAGGTTCATCAGGAACTTCAGGTTCTTCAGGATCAAGTGGTACTTCAGGTTCAAGTGGTTCATCAGGAACATCAGGTTCTTCAGGTTCATCAGGAACTTCAGGATCTTCAGGTTCATCAGGTACAAGTGGTTCAAGTGGTTCATCAGGTACAAGCGGTTCATCAGGATCATCAGGTACATCAGGTTCTTCAGGATCAAGTGGTACTTCAGGTTCAAGTGGATCATCAGGAACATCAGGTTCTTCAGGTTCATCAGGTACAAATGGCTCAAGTGGTTCAAGTGGTACAAGTGGTTCATCAGGATCAAGTGGTACATCAGGATCTTCAGGATCAAGTGGTACAAGTGGTTCAAGTGGTTCATCAGGAACAAGTGGTTCAAGTGGTTCATCAGGAACAAGTGGTTCAAGTGGTTCATCAGGTACAAGTGGTTCATCAGGATCTAGTGGTACATCAGGATCAAGTGGTTCATCAGGTACTTCAGGTTCAAGTGGTTCATCAGGTACATCAGGATCTTCAGGATCAAGTGGTACTTCAGGTTCTTCAGGATCATCAGGTACATCAGGTTCAAGTGGATCTTCAGGTACATCGGGTGATAGAGGAGGAGTAAAATATCAATTTGTCACAACAGTTAATTCAGATGGAGAATTTAATTATAATGGTTCAAATACTGTTCAATTTAATAGAGATGATGTAAATGGTGTTGACCAAGGAACATGGTTAAATTCATGGAATGATACAGGTGATAGTACAAATGGATTTGGTGTACTTACAGTTCAAAGTGCTGATAGTGGAAATAATGTATTAGTTGCTATAGTAACAGCTGTAAATAATTCAATAGGATTATATTTTCAAGCTACTGTTACAGAATTAACATATGATGCTTTCCAATTAAATGAACAAGTTGTTGTATCATTTGCCCAATTTGGTAATTCAGGTAGCTCAGGTTCATCAGGTACATCAGGATCTTCAGGTTCATCAGGTACTTCAGGATCAAGTGGATCTTCAGGTACAAGTGGTTCATCAGGATCTAGTGGTACTTCAGGTAGTTCAGGATCAAGTGGTACTTCAGGATCTTCAGGTTCATCAGGTACTTCAGGATCAAGTGGATCTTCAGGTACAAGTGGTTCATCAGGATCTAGTGGTACATCAGGTTCATCAGGATCATCAGGTACTTCAGGTAGTTCAGGTTCATCAGGTACAAGTGGTTCAAGTGGTTCAAGTGGTACAAGTGGTTCTTCAGGATCATCAGGTACATCAGGAACAAGTGGTTCATCAGGATCATCAGGTACTTCAGGTAGTTCAGGTTCATCAGGAACATCAGGTTCAAGTGGTTCAAGTGGTACAAGTGGTTCTTCAGGATCAAGTGGTACTTCAGGATCAAGTGGTTCTAGTGGTACTTCAGGTTCATCAGGATCAAGTGGAACAAGTGGTTCATCAGGATCAAGTGGAACAAGCGGTTCATCAGGATCAAGTGGAACAAGCGGTTCATCAGGATCAAGTGGAACAAGTGGTTCATCAGGATCTAGTGGTACATCAGGATCAAGTGGTTCATCAGGTACTTCAGGTTCAAGTGGTTCAAGTGGTACAAGTGGTTCTTCAGGATCATCAGGTACATCAGGGTCAAGTGGTTCTAGTGGTACAAGGGGTGAATATGGTGGTGTTCCTTACACATTTAGTAATACAACTTCTTCTACAGGAATATCACAAGGGCAAATAAGATTTAATAATGGTACATTAGGAAGTGTTAATACAATCTTTATAAATAATGAAGATAGAAATGGGGTTAATGTAAGTGCATGGTTAAATACTTATTCAACAGCTGGTATATTCTATGTTAAATCAGCAAATGGTGCAGATGCATCAGTTGGATTATTTACAGTAACATCTAGAAGTGTTGGTGCTTCATTTACCACAATAGCAGTATCAAGTCCTTCAGGACAAACATTTGCAAATGGAGAAGAAATAAGTGTAATATTTGCACCAAAAGGTAATAATGGTGAATCAGGTTCATCAGGTTCTTCAGGTACTTCAGGTAGTTCAGGTTCATCAGGTACAAGTGGTTCAAGTGGTTCAAGTGGTACTTCAGGTTCAAGTGGATCATCAGGTACTTCAGGTAGCTCAGGATCTAGTGGTACATCAGGATCTTCAGGATCAAGTGGTACTTCAGGATCAAGTGGTTCAAGTGGTACTTCAGGTTCTTCAGGATCAAGTGGATCTTCAGGTTCATCAGGTACTTCAGGATCTTCAGGTTCATCAGGTACTTCAGGATCAAGTGGATCTTCAGGTACAAGTGGTTCATCAGGATCAAGTGGAACAAGCGGTTCATCAGGATCAAGTGGAACAAGCGGTTCATCAGGATCAAGTGGAACAAGTGGTTCATCAGGATCTAGTGGTACATCAGGTTCATCAGGATCTAGTGGTACATCAGGTTCATCAGGATCTAGTGGTACATCAGGTTCAAGTGGATCTTCAGGTTCATCAGGTTCTTCAGGTACTTCAGGATCTTCAGGTTCATCAGGTACAAGTGGTTCAAGTGGTTCAAGTGGTACAAGTGGTTCATCAGGATCATCAGGTACATCAGGTAGCTCAGGTTCATCAGGTACAAGTGGCTCAAGTGGCTCAAGTGGTACAAGTGGTTCATCAGGATCATCAGGTACATCAGGTTCATCAGGATCTAGTGGTACATCAGGATCTTCAGGTTCATCAGGTACTTCAGGATCAAGTGGATCTTCAGGTACAAGTGGTTCATCAGGATCTAGTGGTACATCAGGTTCATCAGGATCTAGTGGTACATCAGGTTCAAGTGGATCTTCAGGTACAAGTGGTTCATCAGGATCATCAGGTACTTCAGGATCAAGTGGATCTTCAGGTACAAGTGGTTCATCAGGATCTAGTGGTACATCAGGTTCATCAGGATCATCAGGTACTTCAGGTAGTTCAGGTTCATCAGGTACAAGTGGAGCTACAGGACCTGTAGGAGGATCAAATACCCAAGTATTATATAATAATAGTGGAGCAGCAGCAGGATCATCTGATATGACATTTTCGAATGGAAGTGGAATCTTAACTGTTGAAAGGCTAAATGTAGGATTAAGTGCTGGAACTAATAGTACTGATGGTTTAATTAGAGCTGAAAATGATATAATAGCATTTGCAACTTCAGATAGAAGATTAAAAACTAATATATTAACTATACCAAATGCTTTAGAAAAGGTAAGTATGTTAAATGGTGTTAATTTTGATTGGTTAGAATTTGAAGCTAATAAAACACAAGCTATACATGCTAATGAGGGACATGATATAGGTATTATAGCCCAAGAAGTTGAAGCTATATTCCCAGAATTAGTTACAACAAGAACTAATGGATATAAAGCAGTAAAATATGATAAATTAGTAGCTGTATTAATTGAAGCCATTAAGGAATTAAAATCAGAAATTGATGAATTAAAAAAGAAATAAGTTATGGCTATACCTTCAAATTTAAAATTTCAGGAAATAATTGCGGGAATTAAGCATTTTTACTCAGGGAGTGAATCATATCAAGATCCTATCATGGGTAATATGTCTAATATAACAGGATATTGTGCTAGTTTACCTCCACAGTTTTTTCAAAATACTAATGTTCTCCATGCAGATAATTTAGGTCCATTTTTTTATAATGCTGATGGTACAGCATATGCTAATAGTGATGCACCTTGTAGATATATGAGGGTTGCTGAACATAATTTAGGAGATATAAATAATATGTTTTTTTGTGCTTTTGCTGGTAATTATACTGTAAGAACCTGGAATAATAGTACTTCAGTATATAAAAATGGAAGTTTAGTTTCAACTCCAGCAACAGCAGGAGATACTGTTTCTATAGCTTCATTAGCAGTAGGTGATAGAATAGAATTTTCTAAACCTTGCTCATTTTATTTCAATAATGTTGAAGGATTAACAGGTGCTTATGGAGGATATGCTGGTTATTGTTTTGGTTTTAGAAATGATAGACAATCAGCTGCTGCTGATCCAAATAGGATTGAAATGTTTGTTATAGATAATAGCGTTGGTCAAGGTCCTGGGGATAATGGTGTAGAATTAGGTTATACTACTACAGATGATTCAAATGTAACAACAATTACACTTCAATTTAATGAAGCATGGGAGCAAACATATCAAAATTATGGAGATGATTTATCAATAACTAGAAACTATGTAGCCCAATCTTCAAGATTAATGTGTTGTTGGAGAGGTAGAGCTACATCTGAAGCTATATATGATGCTTTTCCAATATATCCTATGACTACTGAACCTAAATATGGTTGGTATTCACAAGGAGGACATATAATAGCAGCAGCAGGTCCTTATCAAAAAAGAGACGGTTCTAGTACTGGTTATCAAGTACAAACACGTACAAATACTACTACTACAAATGAATTTACTGCTACAACAAATGTTGCTGAATGGTTTAGGGGTGATAAAAATACTGGGGCTAATTCAACTTCCTTTTTTGCAGGTACACCTGCTGTAACTTTTATAGAAGGAGGGGTTAATAGTTCTACAGGTGCAGGACCTATATTTGGTGCAGAATCACAAGGTGATGGTAATGGAACTGAAATGACATCTCATGTAGGTGAAGCTGCTATGGCAAAATTTACAGTTATTCCGGCTTCAGCTGATTGGGCTGCTTTTATAGCTACAATTTCAACAGGTAAAGGAGTAGTTATGAGATTTAATTCAAGTAATACTTGGCAAGAAACTAGACAAATTGATTCTTTTCCTAATACATCTGCTTATAAATTTGTATGCACTCGTTTTACTAGTACATCAGCTAATGATTCGTTTTGGGCTACAGTCCCTGTTCAGGGTTATTCAGATGTAAATTCAACACAAGATGATGAATCTAATTTAATAATGGGCGATGATACAGACTTTTTTACAGCTTCTTCTCGTACTTTAACCTATGATGGTGATATTACAGGTGGTGGTATGGAAGAACAAGAACAAGCTTGTGGTGAACAAGGGAACCCTACTACTATGACAGTTTATAAACCCCAAACTGGTAATCCTCAGGTAGGGCATGTATATTTTTCTGATTCAGAAATGACTGTACCAATTGAAACCATTAATGGTGGGGATGTTGGAAATTATTATTATAAAATTACAAATGGAAGAAGTAACTTTTCTGTTAGATTTGCTAGTCCATCTTGTGGAATGATTGATGAAGTTGACGCGTGTTAGAAAATTACACCTTTTTAGAAGATAAACTTCTAGATAAAAACGGAAGAGAGATTATGATGAAGTGGGAAACTTCATTAATGGAGGAACATGCTAAAGTAGTTACAGAAAATGGAGGGGATATTCTAGAAATAGGATTTGGAATGGGAATATGTTCTAATTTTATTCAACAAGCTAATATTAAATCTCATACCATAATTGAAATACATGATGAAGTTTTTACAAAATTATTAGAATGGGCTAAAGATAAACCTAATGTAATTCCTATAAAAGGTGATTGGTTTGATGTAATTCCTAAAGATAAAAAATATAATGGTATTATGCATGATACGTGGATGGAAGAAAACTTCCATCATTTTTTTTCAAAAATACAAAATTCATTAAAACCTAAAGGAATAGTTACTTGGTATAATTCTGAAACTGATATTTCATTAAAACATAATTGTAATAATCTTAAATGGGGTAATTTATCATTAAAAAAAATTAAAGTAAATCCTCCTATTAAAAATATGAAATATAAATATTATGATAGAAATATTTATTTTGTGCCAAAATTAGCTATTTAATTTGGATTATTAATTAATTTATAGTATATTACCGTTATCTAATAAATTCTATATGTCTAAACTATTAATTATATGTCCCCATTTATCAACTGGGGGAGCACCTCAATATTGCTTAGATTATTTAAAACATCATAAACAAGAATATTCTGAAATTAAACTCATAGAATTTACAGAATTTTCATCGGAATATGTTATACAAAAAAATAAAATAATTCAACTTTTAGGAGAAGAAAATGTATTTACTTTAGGTGAATATCATTCAAAAACTTTTAATAAAGATAAAGAAAAATTAATTCCTATTGTAGAAAATTATTCACCTGATGTTATTTGGATGAATGAAATGCCAGAAGCTTATGAATATAAATTACCACCAAACACAGTTATGGATTTTCTTTATTCTCTTAAAAGAAAACATAAAATAATAGAAACAACTCACTTTAATGCATTCGATTTTTCTACAAAAACATTTATACCTGATGAATTTCTTTTTTGTTCTCCTAAACATATAAATGAATCTAAACATTTAAATGTTCCTAAAAAAGTTTGGCAAACTCCAATTGAAAATAATATAAGACCTAATAGAGAAGATACATTAAAAAATTTAAATCTAGATCCATCTAAATATCATATATTAAATGTTGGGTTAATTAATAGTAATAAAAACCAAAAATATATTTTTGATCTAGCAGAAAAAACTCAAAATTTACCAATAGAATATCATTTTATAGGCAATCATTGTTTTATTGAAGATACAGGTATTTCAGATACTCAAAAATCTTTAGCTAACTGTAAATTATGGGGTGAAAAAGATAATGTAAATCAATTTATGTCTTGTATGGATTTATATTTATTCCCATCTTTAAAAGAATTAAATCCATTAACTGTAAAAGAAGCATTATCATGGGATATGGATGTAGTAGCTAATTATGATGAAAATTATACAGATCAATATAAAGATTATAAAAATTTTAATGTAATTCAAGAAATAGATGTAGAAAATTTTATTAAATCTAAAATATTATGTCCTGAATTTTTAGTTAGTTTTATAAATGGTCCTAAAATAGAAATAATAGATCCTAACTCAAACAATGAATATTTAATAAAATTTATTGATAATAAGACTCACCATAACCATTATGAGACTATTTTAAAAGGAGGTTATTGGGGAGCTTCGGATTTAAAATATTTTATAGATTGGAAAATTGAAGTTTATAATAATAATAATAAAATTTACGAACATAATTATAATGCTAAAAATAAAAAAATACTTATCAATTTTGATAGTAAGGCAATAGGTGATACTTTAGCATGGTTTCCTTATGTTGAAGAATTTAGAAAAAAACATCAATGCAAAGTTGTAGTATCAACTTTTCACAATAGTTGGTTTAAAAACAAATACCCAGATATAGATTTTGTAAAACCTGGAGAAATTGTACATAATTTATATGCACAATATAATATAGGTTGGTTTTATAATAATGATGATAGTATAAATTATAAAAAAGTACCTATTAATTTTAGATTAAATGTTTTAGGAAAAACTTGTTCTAGTACTTTAGGATTAGAATATAAAGAATTAAAACCTTTATTATCATTTAATAAAACTTCTCCTATAATAAAAGATCCTTATATTTGCATAGCACCACACGCATCAGCATTAGCAAAATATTGGAATTATTCTAATGGATGGCAAGAATTAATAGATTATTTTAATTCTAAAGGATATAAAGTAATGATGATAACAGGTGAACCTTTAGGGGATGATTGGCATGATTCTAAATTAGGAGGAAAATTAAAAAACGTAATTGATAGAACAGGAAAAATACCATTTGGTGATATAGCAAATGATTTAATGAATGCTAAAGCTTTTATAGGAGTAAGTAGTGGGTTAAGTTGGTTAAGTTGGGCATTAGGGTGTAATACTACAATCATATCAGGGTTTACACAACCTTTAACTGAAATGGAAGATTGTAATAGAATTTCAACACCTTTATCTGAAATATGTAATGGATGTTTTAGTTATAATAAATTAGATGCTGGGGATTGGGAGTGGTGTCCTGAACATAAAGATACATTTAGACAATTTGAATGTACTAAATCCATCCTCCCTTCTACAGTAATTGAGTCACTAAATCAACAATTAAAAATTTCTTGATATTTATAACAAAATAAATATTTTTAAATATGCCATCTAATAATCAATTTTCAAACACAGGAGTAGCAGACGGGCAACCTGTAGAAGCTTTTCAAGTATCACAATCTTTTGATGCATTTACAAAACAAAAAGATTATGATATAACACTATCAGGTTCTTTAAATTTAACAGGCTCATTATTAATGACAGGTTCATTAATAAATGAATTTTCAGGACAATTTAAAACTTTAGGTTTAGGAGTAACAGCTCCAAGTGAACCTACTATGCTTCATGTTAAAACATCAGATTCATCTAATGATCCACTTGTACTTATAGAAAGTGATGTAGCAACTGGTGATTCTATGATATATGCTAAAAATCCAGATACAGAATGGAGATATGGTTTATCAGGAGCAAATTCAGATTCTTTTATAATACAAGAAAGTAAAGGTGGAACAGTTTATATTCCTTTTAATATAGGAACAACAACACCAGATTATACATTTCAAATATTTAATGGAATTTTAGGTGTTGGATTAGGTACTGCATTTACTTCTAACCCATCAAGTTTAGACCCAGGTTCAATTCAGGCTTTAAATGTAATAAGTGGTAGTTTAGTTCAGGGAGTAACTATATCAGCAAGTGCAGCTGGTGAAAATATACATGGTACATCTTCTTTTGCAAGTGAAGCAGTTATAGCTAATACTTCCTCATATATGCAGTTAGGAAATATAGATATGAGTGGGGGTAATGTAGCTGCATATTCTGCAAGTGGTAATTTTAATACTATCCATAATATAGTTACTACAGCAACTTCATCATTTAGTAGAGCTGCAATAAAAGGAGCAGGGATTGAGGGTAATGATGGTTACCTAGTAATAAGTGGATCCTATAATCAATTATTTTTAGGAAACCCTGAACAAGCTGCAGGATCTGGTTTAAGAATGGAAATTGATGATAGTAATGCTGAAGTTAGAATAAATGCAAGTGTTGCAAGTGGAGCAGGAAAGCTTTTAGTTAATGATCTTATAAGATCTAAATCATTAATAGCATCTGGTTCATCAACTCCATCTTTAAGAGTAGGACCAAATACAACACAATTTACAAATGCATCATCAGCTTCTTTATTTACAAATGCTTTACAATTACATTATAATAGTGATGTGTATGTAGGTAACTATAGTGCAGGAACAAATGCTAAACTTAATTTAGTTATGGGTGGAACATCAAACCCAGTATTAACTATATCATCATCTAAAGATGCAACTTTTCCAAGTAATACAGTTACATTTGATAGTACTAAAATTGGTGGTACTGCATTAACAGCAACAGGTTCATTATTTAAATTAAGTCAAGGAACAGTTGATGCTAATAGAATAATGCAACAGCAAACTTTTAGAATGGCTTATCATCAATTAGCAGCAGCAGGTCCTGTTGTAGAAATTTTTCAATTAAATATGAACCCTTCAGTTGATCGTGAACCTACAATTGATCTAACAAATCTTTCAGGAGGTATAATTACTCTTAAAGCTACTATAGTAGGATCTACAAGTAATGTTGGGGATAAGGGAGTTTCATATATTATTGCTCAAACATATAAAGTAGATGATAATGGAAATACTGCTCAAATTGGAACAAATACTATTATTCACAGCCAAGTTAGCTCAGGATTAAATCCAACAACAGCTGTAATAACTAATTCTTCAACAACAAGTCTTCTTAAAGTTAGAGTAAGTTCTGATAGTACATTAGCTTTAAGATATGGAGGGTTTGTAGAATGTACTTATCTTGCATTTGCAGTTGGTGCATAACAGTAATATAATTTTAAAGAAAAAATTAATATGTATAACCGTAATAAAAATTAAAAAATGAGTGAAAAAAAAGTTTTATCCCAAGAAGAAATTTCTGAATTAAAAGAATTACAAACTACTTTTAAAAATTTAACTGAAGTTTCGGGCGTTGTAGAAATGCAAAATTACAACATACAAATAAAAAAAGAACAATTGAAGTCAAGTTTACAAGAATTACAAAGAAAAGAATCTGATCTTGCTAAAAAATTAGAAGATAAATATGGTCAGGGAAGCATTTCTTTAGAAACAGGTGAATTTTTACCAAGTAAATAGACTTTTGAAAAAATTTAGTATATTTATCATAAAAATAACATAAAATGGCAGAAACATTAATTTCCCCAGGAGTATTAGCAAGAGAAAACGATCAATCTCAAATTACTTCACAACCAGTACAGGCCGGAGCGGCTATCGTTGGTCCTACTGTGTTAGGTAAAAAAGGAATCCCAAAACTAGTAACTAGTTATTCAGAATATTTAGCCAATTTTGGAAGTACATTCCAAAGTGGTTCAGACGAATACACATATTTTACTTCCGTATCGGCATATAACTATTTTAATAATGGAGGAACTTCATTATTAATAGATAGAGTTAACTCTGGATCATTTAGTCCAGCAGTTTCATCTTTAATCCCAGCTGTAGAAGCCGAAAGTGGTGCTCTAACAGTAGGTGCAAATATTTTAACTAGCTTAACAAGTGGCGGAACTGGTGGTACAGCAGCAACTTATTCTGATAAAGATCTTGCTACGGTAACTGGAACAGGTAGTGGTGGAAAAGCAGATCTTGTTGTATCTACTGCTAATGGAAAATTAGTAACAACTGTAGACGATTTATTAGGTGAAGTTCAAACAGGAACAGCAGCTACATTAATGTCAGATGCTACTTACACAGATGTTGTATTAACACAAGGATCAGTAGTATCGGGTAAAGCAACTATTACAGTAACAGGTAATTCAGTAGTTTCTCCAGTAACAGTAACAACAGCAGGATCAGGATATGCAGCTGGAAACATAACAATTGCAGCAGGAGCATTAGGAGCAGGATTATTTGTAGCAGGAACAGGCCCAGTACCAACAGGTACAGGAGCTGGTTATGCCGTAGGTGGTATACCAACAGCTTCAGGAGCAATTACAATTACAGCAGGTATGGTATCTGGTGGAGGAGAAGGTGGTACAATTAATTTTACCACAGATGCAGCAGGAGCAATTGCTTCATGTGTGTTAGCAATTGGAGCTAGTAAAAATTATACAGCATCATCTGTAATTACAGTTGATGCAGTAACATTAGCAGGGTCTTCATTAAATGCAGCTGGTACAGGAACAGCAGTAGTAACTTTATCATCATCAGAAGTACAAGATTCAGCTGGAGTAACAGTAGCAATAATAGCAGCTAACTTACTAACAGAAGTTACAGCAGCAACAATAGACACAGCAGGATCAGGATATGCAGTAAATGACCAAGTACAAGTAGTAGCTGCCGATTTAGGTGGTGGTTCAGCAACAAATGCAGTATTTACAATTACAGCAGCTGATTTAACAGACACAAATGTATTTACATTAGAATCAATTTCAGAAGGTAATATTATGAATAATACCGGAACTGAATCAGCTAATGGAGCATTAATATCAGGTTCAAGAAATAATATTAGATGGGAAATACAAGCTCCTAATACAGGATCAGGTACATTTAGTTTAATTATTAGACAAGGTAATGATAACTCAAAATCAAAATCAATATTAGAAATTTTCCCTAATGTTTCATTAGATCCAAAACAATCTAACTATGTAGCAAGAATTGTTGGTGATATGACAGAACAATTAAGAGGATCAGGTACTGATTTATATGTTCAAACAACAGGATCTTATGCAAACGCATCTAGATATGTAAGAGTATCATCAGTTAATTTAAAAACTCCAGACTATTTTGATAATAGTGGAATTGCAAAAGCAGAATTTACAGGATCTATTCCATCTGCTGCAAGTGGAACAATGGGTGGTGCAACAGGAGTGATAGTAGCAGCTAATCAAAATTACTACGATAAAATAAGTAATACAGATACTCAAGGTATTGATTCAGCAGCAATGGACGGTTACACAGATGCATTTAATTTATTAGCAAATAAGGATGATTATAGATATAATATATTAACAGCCCCAGGATTAGTTTATGCTAATTCAGCAGCAGCAACTCCATTAAATACAGCAATTTCAAATGTGCAAGGTAGAGGAGATGCAATTTTTATAGTAGATTTAGAAAATTACGGATCAACAGTAACAGCAACTATAGGAACAGCAGCAAGTATAGATAATTCATATGCAGCAGCTTATTGGCCATGGTTACAATTAGCAGATCCAGATTCAAGACAATTAGTATGGGTGCCAGCATCAACGTTAATGCCTGGAGTATACGCGTATAACGACAAGTCAGCTGAAGCATGGTTTGCTCCGGCGGGTATTAATAGAGGTGGTTTAGGTACGGTAGTACAAGCAGAAAGAAAATTAACTCAAACTAATAGAGATGATTTATATACAGGAAAAGTTAATCCAATAGCTACGTTCCCAGGAAGAGGAGTTGTAGTATTTGGTCAGAAAACATTACAATCACAAGCATCAGCTTTAGATAGAGTAAATGTTAGAAGACTATTAATTGAACTTAAATCTTATATTTCACAAGTTGCTGATAATTTAGTATTTGAACAAAATACAGCAGCAACAAGAAACGGATTTTTAGCTCAAGTAAATCCATATTTAGAGTCAGTACAACAAAGACAAGGTTTATACGCGTTTAAAGTTGTAATGGATGCTTCAAATAATGGCCCGGATGTTGTTGATAGAAACCAAATGGTAGGTGCAATATATTTACAGCCAACTAAAACAGCTGAATTTATTTACCTAGACTTTAACATTTTACCAACAGGAGCTCAGTTTCCATCGTAAAAATTAAAAAATTAGATATTTATAATAAAATAAAATAAAAGAAAATGGCAGTATTAAACCCAAACGAAATATTTTTCACAGCTTTTGAACCAAAAGTAGCTAATAGATTTATAATGTATGTGGACGGAATTCCAGCTTATATCATAAAAGGTATTAGTGGAATGGGTTTCGCACAAGATGAAATCGTACTTAATCATATCAATACTTATAGAAAAGTAAAAGGTAAATTAAGATGGAATGATATCACAATGCAATTATTTGATCCTATTACTCCTTCAGGAGCACAAGCTGTAATGGAATGGACAAGATTACATCATGAATCAGTAACTGGTAGAGATGGTTACTCAGATTTTTATAAAAAAGATCTTACAATTGATGTACTAGGTCCTGTAGGTGACGTAGTTTCTGAGTGGATTGTTAAAGGAGCATTTATTAAAGATGCATCATTTGGTGATTTTAACTGGGATACTGATGGAGAAGCACAAAACATCGATCTAACAATTGGAATGGATTATTGTGTATTAAATTTCTAAAAAACAAATTAAATATTTTAAAGAATAGCTTGGCTTCGGTCAAGCTTTTTTTTATATTATATATGTATAATAAGAAATTAAGTTATAACAAATAAAATTTATATGGATAATACGCCAAAAACACCAATTCCTGCTGCCCCTTCACAAGCAGCACCGTCAAAACCAAAATTTAAATTCCCAACTGAATTTGTTGATTTACCTTCAAACGGGATAGTTTATCCTAAGAGTAACCCATTATCATTAGGTAAATTAGAAATGAAATATATGACAGCTAAAGAAGAAGATATTATAACAAATCAGTCATACATTTCAAAAGGAATTATTATTGATAAATTATTAGAAGCATTAATAGTTACTGAAGGAGTTGATGCTGGAGATCTTATTGTTGGTGATAAAAATGCGTTATTAGTCGCATCACGTGTGTTAGGATACGGTGCCCTTTATAAGTTCACATATGGCGGTGAGGATTATGAGTCTGACTTATCTACGTTGGAAAATAAAATAATTGATGAGTCTCTTTTTATAAAAGGAGAAAATAAATTTTCATTTCAAACACCCCATGGAGAAAATTTAATTGAATTCCAATTGATGACTGATAAAATAGATAAAAAAGTTGAAGCTGAATTAAGAGGATTAAAAAAGATTAATAAAAATGCTTCTCCTGAAATGTCTACTAGAATGAAACATATGATATTATCAGTAGATGGAAATTCAGATAAAAAAGAAATTAGAGATTTTGTTGATAATTATTTCTTAGCAAGAGATGCAAAAGCCTTACGAGATCATATAATAGATTTCCAACCCGATGTGGACTTCTCGTTTGAACGGGAATTAAGTAACGGAGAAATAGAAGAAATTGACATTCCAATAGGTGCCAACTTTTTTTTCCCTGACGCCTAACCAAGCTGCAGAATACAGACAAAACTTATTTACTCAAATCCATGAAATAGTATTTCATGGGGGTGGTGGTTATGATTGGGATACTTTATATAGTATGCCTATTTGGTTAAGAAATTTTACATTTAAAAAAATATCAGACCATTTTGAAGCTAAAAATAAAGCTGAAAGTAATAATTCTACAAATGATTTAGAAAAAGGAAGAGACATATTAAAACAAGCTCAAAGAAATGATCCTGCAAATGCTCAACAAAATAAATACATGGATAAGTTTTCTTCACCTTCCAAAACCTCTTCACCAAAAATAAAAACACCTGACTTTGTTACAAGTAAAGCTAAAAAGGCATAATTTATTAATATTTATAACAAAATGCTTCTAAATGGCAAGTAAGAAAGAACTTCAAGAAATTCAAAGGCTATTAAATGATATTGATAGGCAATATAAAGCTCTAAATAAAACTTCTCCTTTTAAAGGACAAGATGCAGCATTATTTGTTAAAGGGTTTAAAAGTGCATCTGATGCTATAAATTCTGCTAATATATCTCTTAAGGCAATGAGAGCTGATGTAGCCGGTATGGAAACTGGTTTAGATGGTTTAAGAGAATCCTTTAGAAATATTGCTAAAGAATTAGGACAAATTTCCGACCCTTTAAAGGACATGGAAAAAAGTTTTTTTAAAATTAAAGGTTTAGCTGAAAAATTAAATGATGTTCAAGAAGATTTAAGTAAATCATCTGCAGCTGAAATAAGAAATATAAAAAGAAAAACAAATTTAGAATTTCAAAGATTAAGTCGTAATGTTAAATTATTAGAAATAAAACATGAACAACTCCATGCTGAAAGAAAATCATTAGTAGTAGCTGGAAAAAGCACAAAAGAAGTAGATAAACAATTAGGAAAATCTTCAGAATTATTAGCATTTGCTCAGGATGAAGCTGAGATTATGGAGGAAAAAGTAGGACATCAAAAAGAATTTAATTCTGTCGCTGATAAAACTCTAAAACAAGTAAAAAATATAAAAGCCGCAACAGGTTTAACTGGTTCTATTATAAAATCTTTAGGAGGTGCTGCTGAAAAATTAGGTTTTGGAGATATGAGTGAAACCTTAACTGGGATTACAGATGAAATGTCTGACCAGGCTGCTTCTTTAACTGATAATGGTAAACATGCAGCTTCATTAGGAGACCAATTTAAAATAATGGGTACTGGTTTAGCAGGTTTAGGAACAGCTTTAATGGATCAGTTATCAGACCCTCTTGTTATTATAACAATGATAGTTAAATCAGTAAAATTCTTAGTAGGAATATTTTCTCATGTTTTAAAATTAACAAACAAAATAGGTCAATCTGTAGGAATAGCAGGTGCAGCTGCTGAAAATTTAAAAGCACAAATTCATGCTGCTGGTGATTTATCTGGTGATATATTTTATAACACAGAAGAAATGATTGGGGCTTATGATAAACTTAATAAAGCAGCTGGGATGAATTTAAGGTTTAATGCTGAAAATGCTAAAACCTTTCAAGATTTAACTTTATACATGGGTGTAAGTGAAGATGCTGCAGCTCAATTATTTAAAATATCAGCTCAAACCGGAAAATCATTTGAGGGAATGTATAATCAAGTTAGAGATATAACCCAATCCTTAAATGAAACTTCTGGTTATTCTATTTCTACACAAGATGCTATTGAAGCTATAGGACAATCTAGTGGAACTGTAAGATTTAATATTAAAGGTGGAACTGAAGGATTAGTTAAAGCAGCACATACAGCCTCTAGATTAGGTATGACAATGAATGAAATCGCGGCAGCAGCTGAAACACATTTAGATTTTGAATCATCAATTGCTAAAGAAATTGAAGCAGAAATGTTCCTTCAAAAAGACTTAAATTTAGATAAATTAAGATATGCAGCTTTAACTGGAAATACTGCATTAGCAGCTAAAGAAGAAGCAAGACTTATTAAAGAAAATTATAAAAGTTTAAAAGGTAATGTATTAGCTCAACAAGCATTCGCAGCAGCTACAGGTATATCTATGGAAAATCTAGGAGATGCTATGTCTAGACAAGAAGAGTTAGAAGGTCTAAGTGGACAAGCTTTAAAGGATAAATTAGCTGAAATGGATGCCCAAAAGAAATTAGGACAAGATGCAGTAGCTTTTGATAGAACAATAGCTAATTTAGTATTACAAATAAAAGCAATGTTAGAACCTATAGCAAAAGTTGTAGGTCCTATGATTATGGGTATAGCTAAATCTTTGGGACCAATGTTAAAAGCAATTGGAGCATTTGCCTCTTCAGCAGCTGGAAAGTTATTATTAGGAGTAGCAGGTGCCGCAATTGGTTTTAAAGTAGCTAAAGGTGTAATTGGTAAAATGAAAAGTTTCTTTGGACTTGGTAAAGGAAAATTAGGATCTTCACCATTAAACCCAATGCACGTTACTGGTATGGGAGGTGGTAGTAATGCAACTGATTTGCTTAGTAATGTTTTAGGAAAGCGAGGTATAATAGGAGGTAAATTCTTTAAATCATTATCTAAAGTATTTGGTGGTAAAAGTTCAATGGTAGGTAGAACATTAAGAAACTTCTCAGCTATGAACTTTAAAAGAAGTTCTATGTTAAATCAAATGGTTGCAAAAGGGCCAAGTTGGTTAAAAAAGGCACCAGGCTTAAGTAAAATGAGTACTTTAAATTCAGGAGTAGCTCCAGGTACTGCTAAAGTTTTAAAAGGAGCACAGGCCATGTCAAAAACTACAAAAGTATTAGGTGCTATAGCTTCAAAAGCAGGACCTATAATGGCTGTAGCAGATTTAGTAATTGGTGGGTTTACAGGATCAGGTCAAGCAAATATGTCAGCTGCTGAACAAAAAGCAGCTGGAGTAGAAGAAGGAATTGGAAAAGGAAAAGCAATTGGTTTAGGAGTATTAACAGGTGGTGCTGAAAAAGGATCAATGTTTAGTGAAACCTTAGGTATTGAAAAAGGTGGTGCAGGAGATGAGGCTTTAGGTGTAGCAGGTGCAGCTGGTAGAGGTGCATTAGTAGGTGCTGCAATTGGTTCAGTAATACCTGTAGTAGGAACAGCTGTTGGAGCTGCCGTAGGTGGTATTGTAGGAACTGTATCAGAAGGATTTAAAATACTATCAGATCCTAATTCAGCAATGAGAAAAAGTATTGCAAGTATAGGAAATGGAGTAAAAGATTTTGCCAAAAAGGCTGGAACAACTATTAGTGGTTGGGCTTCATCCGCAGGAGAAACAATTGGTGGTTGGGCTTCATCCGCAGGAGAAGCTATGAGTGGTTGGGCTTCATCCGCAGGAGAAACTATGAGTGGTTTCTTTTCAACAGCTGGTGAAGGCATATCAAATTTTGCAAGTTCTGCATTTGAATCATTAAAATCATTAGCTTCCGGAGCAAGAGATATGGTTGGAAAAGCAGCAAATTATGTAAGAAACAGTGTTGTTGGTAAAGCATTTTCAGCAGTAGGTGGAGCAATTAGTAGTGGTTATAGTAGAGCTAAAGAATGGATTGGACTTAATGATGGTGGAACAGTACCTGGTGGTCCTCCATATGTTGATAGAATACCAGCTATGCTTACACCTGGTGAAGTTGTTGTGCCGAGAGAACAAGTTAATAATGGTGGTGGAGCAGGAAATAGTGAAATGACAAAATTATTAAAAGACTTAATAAGTGCAGTAAATAAAGGAGGAGATGTTTTTCTAGATGGAAATAAAGTAGGTTATACATTAGCATTGCAATCTTCTAAAATGTAGTGATATTTATAATAAAACAATTAAAAACTAAAAATTATGGCAGAATCAATTTTAAAATCATTTGATGCAGATGGCTCAAGATTAGCAGTACCAGTTTCTCCTGCTGATGGAACTATTAACAATGATATCAGTATGCAGGGTAAATCATTATTACATAATGAATATTCTAATATTGGTGATCCAAACTTAACAGCTCCAGCTTATAATAATATGGGTGCAGCAGCTATGGGATACACAAATCCAAATCCTTCAGCTTTAGGTAAAAGAACACAACTTTATCAAGAACCATCATCAAGATATAAAAATAACGCCCCAGAAGGAAGATCATTCTAAAAACTAGCTGATGCCTTTAATAACTTCTACTACAGCTCTCAACAAACTGAAGTGGGGTAACGATAGATTTAATGCTGGTATGACTAACGGCAGTAACCAACCTTATATCAAACGCGATATCCCAGGAGTTAATGTTGATAACCCAAATCCCACACTTTTTAATGATGGCGGAGATCTTCCTGCAAAAACAGGGATTGACGTTTTCTTAAGAAATGGTTTTAGGGCTCCAGCAGATGCAATAAGAGATGTAAGTAGACTAACACAAATGATGTTCGATACTAGAACTCCTAATGGTCTATTATTTATAGCAGCTCAAAATGCATTATCAAGAACGGCAGTTAAAACAGAAGCATCTTATGGAGTAGGTTATGGTGGAACAACTCCACCAAATTTTATAACTGGAAGAGGTGGAGGAGCATTAAATGCAGGTATTTATAATCCTTTAGGTACATTAGCTCAAGCCGGTGTTGGATTTGCAGGTACACATTTAAATTTAATGGGATTAGATCCTACTTCACCTATGACAGGGGTAGTACAAGGGGGGTTGTTCCCAGGAGCAGGATTAAATACTTACTCAGGAACTATAAAGGCTTTAAACAATGATGCTTCTTATTCAACAAAAATAGAAACTTATACTAAAAAGATACCAAATCCTTTATATCCTGTTTTTAATAATTTACCTTTAATATTAGGAAGTGAAGGTCAAGGTCAAGGTGGACCTGAACCTGCATATATAGATAAAGAATTAACAAGAAGGGTAGCTAATGATCAGGGTGATTTTGATAATAGATTAGCAAGTCTTTTAAGAACAAAAATAGATACAAAAACTAATGATGTTGATATTATATCGTATACTGGAGGACCTGGATCTATATTAGGTGTAGGAGATACAAAAATTAGATTTGCAGATCAGAGAACAGGTATAAATAATCCTTTATATGTAAAAGATCCTGAATATTTTTTAGGAACTAGTGGTAAAAATAATTACAATTTAAATCCACAATCTGAAATATTTACAGATAAATTAGGTGCATCTATACAAGCTCAAAAAGTACTTAGAACAGAATTAGATAGAAATTCTCTTTCTTTTGAAGAAATTGATAATGTAACACTTGCTAAAGTAAATAATTTTCAATCAACTATTAGAAATGCTGAATTAGCAAATAATGCTTTTTTTGATATTGATAATCAAAATCTTTTTACTACAAATCAAAATAATAATTTTAGCATTTTCTACAGACCTGATGTAGCTCAAATTACATATACAAACAAATTAGGAGCTTCTCCAATTGCATTAGCGACACTCCCATTATCAGATAGTGATATAACAGAATTAGGAGAAGATTTAGATCAAAACAAATTATCTAATGAAAATATAACTCAATCTACAGTTAAAAATGCTAAAATAGATAGTTTAGGATTTTTTACAGTAGGTGATAATACTCCAAATAATTACTCTGTATTTTTTCTACCAGCAGTTGATATTGATTATACAACAAAATTAGCAACTTCACTTAAAGCAGAAGCTTTATTTCCAGAGGGTAGTGATGAATATAATACTTTAATAGCAGCAAAAGAACAAGGAGTACTTAGTGCTGAAAATTCTCCTCAATCAGCAATAAGAAATGCAGAATTAACTAACGGTGCATACCAAGGATTTTTTGAAGCAGGAACACCTGATAACTACTCAGTATTCCAAAGAAATCCTCCAGTTTATAATGCTGAAATGTTAGCAAGAATTTATAATGTAGGAGTTTCTTCTAAATTTATAGAAGCATTTGAAGATTCAAAACCTTCCATAGAAGAAGGTCTTAATACTGATACTGATGGTAGTCTTTATAGATTTTCTTCTAATGTTTATCAAGGCAATTTAGTAAGTGTAGGAAAAGGAGCTAATGGGCGCCAATATGATCAAAATACATGGACTTATACACAAGCTCAATTAGAAGCATTTGAATCAACTCAATCACCTAATGTTGTAGCAGATCCTGAAGTACAAGATTTTAGAAAAACTATAATTGATGAAAATAATATAACTGAATCCAGTGTTTTATCATTTGGTCCTAGTTATACAACTAAATTAGCAAATAGAAGAGTTAATAGAGGTGATCCTGGAAAGAAAAAAAATGTATTTAATTATGGTTTACCTGCTGATTCTTTAGCACCATTAGATAAACTAGCAGCTATGCCTATGTATGATGGTACTGGTCCTAATGCAAATTATGCTATTAATGATTTTTGTAAATTTAGAATAGCAGCTATAAATAATGAACCTGATGCCTTAGGAAGTGCCGTTTATATGCACTTTAGAGCCTTTATAGATTCATTTAATGATAATTACACTGCTGGGTGGGATCCTATTAAATACTCAGGAAGGGGAGAAAATTTATATAATTACACAGGATTTGAAAGAAGTATTAATATGTCATTTACGTGTTATGCTCAGTCAAAAGCAGAATTAATTCCAATGTATAAAAAATTAAACTATTTAGCTTCAACTTTAGCACCAGATTATACTAATGCTGGGTTTATGAGAGGAAATTTAGTAAGATTAACAATGGGAGGTTATTTATATGAACAACCTGGATTTATATCATCTTTAACTTATGATATTCCTCAAGAAACAACTTGGGAAATAGCTATTAATGAAAATGGTGATTTTGATAGTAGTGTTAAAGAATTACCACATATGATTAAAGTATCAAATTTAGTATTTACACCAATTCATAACTTTTTACCTCAAAAACCAAATGTAGCTAATAATCCAAATGAAAGATATATAGCATTAGCTAATGCATTTAATTCAAGAGGAAATTATGCAGATGAATATAGTGTACAATTAACTGATTCAACATCTTAATAATGAACCGTTATAATAACATAAAACAAATAAGAAATACAAATGAGTTTGTAGGAACATTAGGAGACTTATATTATAAAACAGTAAGTTATCCTGAGGTTGTTCCTACAGAAACAGATATTTATGTTGAGACCGAGTTTGGGGATAGATTAGATTCAATTGCTAATCAATTTTATGGAGATGTTACTTTATATTGGATTATAGCAATTGCAAATCCTAATACTATAAGTTTAGGTTCACTATTTCCACCAGTAGGAACACAATTAAGAATACCAGTAGATATAAGTGGTATAATAGATAGTTATAATAGATTAAATGCGTTATAAAAATGAACATAACACAACAACCTTTTGCACCTTGGGTAACTGAGCAAATTAATACAAGACAAAGATCTTTAGGTAATAGTACTAACTTAACTACTACTAATTTACTTTACCAAAATTCAAAAACACCCTGGTTAAGATTAGCAAGTTCAGTAAATATTAATCAATCTCCTGAAAATGATGGGGTTTTTAATAAATTATTAAATTTGGGGTTTGATGGTTCTCAATTAAGAGGAGATAATGTTGCTCGAAATTTTATATTACAAGGAGGAGTATCTAAAATAGTATCTACACAACCAGATAATTTTGTAGAATTACCTACAAATACCGGTACACCTAATTTTGGTTTAAATTCAAAAAATGAATTATTTAATGGTGCTTATGGTTGGGGTGGTTTAGATCAAAGAGGATATGTCCCAATGCCAGGAATATTAGGTGCAGATGTTAAATATTATAAAAGTGGAGCTTTATCAAAAGCTACTATTAAAATGAAATGTTTTTCAAGGAACCAATTAGCTTTAATGGATGTTCTTTACATGAGACCTGGTTATAATCTACTTTTAGAATTTGGGTGGAGTCAATATCTAGATAATGAGGGAAATTTACAAACATTTGATAATTTTTTCTCACCAGCATTAAGTTTTGTATTTGATCCTTATGTTGGGAATAGTTCTTCACCTAACCATTATGATGTTTTAAACCTTATTCAAAAAGAAAGGTATGCTAGAAGAGGTAATTATGAAGGTGTATTTGGTAAAGTGTCTAATTTTAAATGGTCATTTAACCCAGATGGAAGTTATGATTGTTCTGTAGATTTAACAGGTATGGGGGATATGATGGAATCTCTTAAATGTAATATTAAACTTCCTTCTAATAAAGATGATGATCAATCATTTAATAATGGGGCAGTTGGATCAACTGATCAACCACCACTAATTGCTAATAAAAATAAAACAACATTAAATAAAGTTTTATATAATCTTTATGAACAAACTAGTGGAGATAGAGATAATGATACTTATTGGAATGTAAAATTACCCAATTTCCCATTAGTAGATTCAACTATTGATTCAGATGGTAATGTTACAACTGTAGCAAAACGAGAAGATATTACAATAAAAAAAGGAATGTTATCAATACAGGACACTACAACTGATGAAGATAATAATGAAAGTCCTCAAGTATATATTACTTTTGGAACTTTTATAGCTATAATTCAAAAATATTTGCTTGTTTATAATAATGAACAAGATAAAGTACCACTATTTTCATTTGATATTGATTTTAAAAATATAGAAAAAGATGAAAATTATATAGTAAAAATCCCAGGTCAATTTTCTGCTAATCCTTTAGTATGTCTTATACCTTATACAGGAGTAAATCTTGAAAACATTACAGATATTAAATATCCGGAAACAGCTACTAATAACACAATGAGTAAAATATCTACTAATTGGGATTATCAAACATATTTAGGAAGACTAGCTCATATTTATTTAAATATTAATAATATAGCTACTATTTTAAATGATTCTCCTAGAGAGGAAGATGGAAGTTTATCATTATTAAGTTTTTTAAATTCTGTAATGGATTCATTTACAGCATCTTTAGGAGGAATTAATTTGCTTTCAATTAAAGTAGATGAAGTAACAGGACAGGTTAAATTTTTAGAAAATTCTCCACAAAGATTTGATAATGAACCCTCAAACCAAACTTTTGCAAGACTTAATACATTTGGGGTTAAACCTGACACAGAAGGAAGTATTGTTAGAAATATAGTAATGGGTGGAGAATTAGGACCTAAATATGCTTCATTAATAGTTATTGGGTCTCAAATTAGTGGGAATAAGCTATCAGCTAATGCTACAGGGTTTGCTGCTTATAATAGAGGTCTTGAGGATAGAGTTATTAAACAAAAAGTAAATGCTGATTATGATGAAGGAGATACTGAAGAGGAAGTAGAAGCTTCTGAAGAAGAACAAATATCAGATCTTTGGAATAACCAAATACACGATGAATTTATTAGAGATAGTTTTTTTGATTCATTGTTTGAAAATATCTATGATGATAAAGACTTTCTTAATGAAGATATAAAATGTTTAGAAGAACTTCTTTATAATTATTTAAGTTTAATATCTGGAAAATTAGTTAAAGATAAACAACTACAATCACCATCATTTTTACCATTTAATTTAAGTCTTGATATTGATGGTTTATCTGGAATAAAATTATTTGAAAAGTTTTTAATTGATGATGCTGTTTTACCCCCTTCGTATGGAGAAGGAAATGTAGATTTAATGGTATCTGCTTTAAACCATACTGTATCTCCAGCATCTTGGATAACTCAAATAGATACTCAAGCATCACCTCATAGTAAAATGAGTAGAGTTTCATCACCAACTACTTTAAAGTCAAAAACAACTAAGCAAAAATCAGCAGGAGGAGAAGATAATTATGGTGCCGGAGCAGGAGAAGGTGATGATTTTTCATTAACATCTGGTTTTCCATTAGAAGCTCCAACTAAAAATAAGAAAATTTATTGGGATGTTGAAACACCTAAAAAACAAATTTATGTTCATCATACAGCAGGACATACTAAGTCACCAGGTAAATCTATTGCAGGTTGGGCTAAAAGAACAGACCACGTTGCAACTCATTATATAACAAATAATTTAGGAGATAAAGAACAAGTATTTGCAGATGAATATTGGGCAAATCATTTAGGTATTCCTTCAAGTACATTTAACTCTGAAGGTATTCCTTATCAAAATTTAAATAAAGTAAGTTTAGGTATTGAAATGCAAGCTATGGGTCCTTTAAAATTAAAAAATGGAAAATATTACACCTATCCTAGTAATTTTAATAATGGTACTATTTCTGAAGATAGAGTAGCAAGACCTGTTGATAAAAATGGTAATCCATCAACATATAAAGGTTATTCTTATTATGAAAAATATAATGCAGCAAACATTGCTCATGTAAAAACAATAATAACAGGATGGATGAGTAAATATGGTATACCTTTTGTATATGATTATGATGTATTATTCCCAAATAGAAAACCATTATCTAAAGCAGCACTTAGTGGAACCCCAGGAGTATATACTCACAACTCTGTTAGAACGGGTAAATCAGATGTATTCCCACAAGCTGAATTAATAACAATGTTTAAATCAATAGCAACAACAATTAGATAATGTATATACCTAAAAATAGAATAAAAACTAATTTATATACTTCTGGGGGAGAATATGTAATTAAACTTACAGATGAAGAATATAGTGGCTATTATCATAGTTTTTATACTGGTCAAAAATTTACAGGTAAAACACAAAATGATTCTAATATAAGAGAAATTATACCATTTTCCCCAGAAGGAGGTCTTGGTACTAATGATAAACCTCTTAGTGAAGAATCAACAAATACTATAGCATTATTTTTAAATGATCCTGATCCAGAAATAACTAGCCCAGCTAGCTTAACAATGGAAGAGTCAGATGAATATTGGAATCAAGGAGAAATTGTAACTTATTTAAAAACAAGAGGAGAAAGTACAATTGATGATCAACCTAGACAAATGCCTCAACAATTTTACCCAACTCCTACGGAAGATGATTATATGTTAGGCTCATTTACAAGATATTTTGCTGTTAAAATAAATGAAATTAAATATATAGAATTAAATGAAAAAACATTTAAAAAAATGCAAAAAAAGGATGCTAATTTAGTTTGGGAATTATTTAGTGTTTTTTCAATTCAATGGACTTTAACTGGGGATATAGATAAAATTAGAATTACTAATAGAAACCAAATTCTAATAGCTGAACAAAAAAATAAAAGACTAGGTTTAGATTTATTTTTAAAAAATAATTATTTAGCTTTTTATAAGTAAAATTGGATTATTAAGTTTATTTTCATATATTAGTCCAAAATAATAGTTATGTTTTGGTTAGTTGAAGATGATGATCAATTAGAGGTGTTTCAAAACTATTGTAAGGGAGATGCATTTGTAGAAATAATTCCTTATGATAATAGAGAACACCCAACTCAAAATGGTATTTGTGCGATTTATATCCACCCGTTAAATTCAACGAAAGGGTATATGTTACCCACATCCCATAGTGAAACATTGAACATTGATTTATACGCCGTAAAACGTGTATTAGACAACATAAACAACATATATGTACGTGATAAAAAAGAATTTTTACATTATTTAATTTTCAAAAACCTTTTAGACACAACACTAAATTCGCCTACGTATATACCAGAATTAACTAAAACACATAATTATTTTTACAGTAAGTACCCTAATAATAAAAAAATAAATAGAATAATACCTATAGTTAAACATTATGAGTATTGTGAAAAATTATATAATGAATTAAAAGAAAGAATAAATGAGCCAATCAATGACTTTTACAACAACAAAGCCACAGTGGTTTTCAACGCCGTGGAGCGAAGTGGAATACAAATTAATCGAGAAGAATTTGAATCGCACTTTCACCCTATCGATAGTAACATCACCTACACGCAGTACAACTTTAAAACACTAACAACAAGACCTTCAAATAAATTTAATGGAGTTAATTATGCAGCACTTAATAAAGATAATGGATGTAGGGAGAGTTTCATTCCACGTAATGATTCATTTATTGAGTTGGATATTAGTGCTTATCATCCTACTCTTTTGGGGTTGTTGGTGGGGTATGATTTTGGTGATAAAGATATTCACCAATCTTTTGCAAAAATGTATGGTGTGGATTACCAAAAATCTAAGGAATTAACGTTTAAACAACTATACGGAGGAGTATTTGAACAGTTTAAAAATCTGGAATTTTTTCAAAGAGTACAAATATATGTAGATGATTTGTGGGAAAAATTTAACAAAGAGGGCTACATAGAGTGCCCTATTTCAAAATATCAATTTAAAAAAGAAAATTTAGATGATATGAAACCCCAAAAATTACTAAATTACTTACTTCAAAACTTGGAGACAGCAATGAATATTCGTATATTATGGGATATATTTAAGTCATTAAAAGGACGTAAAACTAAGTTAGTGTTATATACTTATGATAGTTTTTTGTTTGATTTTGATAAAAGTGAGAGAGATTTGATTGATGAAGTCAAGCAAATAATTAATAATAATAAGTTACAAATAAAAGAAAGTTATGGAGACACCTACAATTTTAAATAAATCGATTAATATGTATACCATAGACGATTTTAGCGAATTTGCTAAATTAAATTTAAATGATTTGAATAATAAATTATTTTGCACCTTTACTACATTAGAGGAGTTAGATTCATTAATAAAGAATCTGACAACTACTTATAACATTATGTATAACAAAATATTTGTTTTGCATGTTAAAAGTAATGATGAGTATGTGTGTACCTATAATATTGATCAAGCAAATTTAAACACACTCCCAGATAATACAATTTTAGTACATAGGAAAAAAGAATCAAATACTTTATATACTATTAATGCTTTAAATGAATTAATTAAAAGATTAAATGGTGGGGTAGTTGATACTAAATTCCCAATAACATGGGAACATTATAAAAATACAATACTTCTTACTCAAAGAGATGAGTTAAAAGAATTAAAAACAAAAATCTACAAGATTCTTGAAGTATAGTTAGGCAAACCGAACATTCGTTCGTATATTCATCACATTAATAAACGTTATAAAACAAAAAAAGTTATCTATTATGGATTTAAATGCAATCAAAAATCGCTTGGAACAAATGAACAAGCAAACAACTGCCAACAGCACAGGTGGTAAATCATTATTTTGGAAACCATCAGTTGGAAAAGAAGTAGTTAGAGTAGTACCTAACAAACACAATAAACAATTTCCTTTTACAGAAATGTTATTTTACTATGGTATCGGACAAAGAGTTATGGCCTCTCCTCAAAATTGGGGTGAAAAAGATCCAATTCAAGAATTTACTAAACAACTACGTAACAGTGGTGATAAAGATAATTGGAGATTAGCTAAAAAATTAGATGCTAAAACACGTATTTTTGCTCCTATTGTAGTAAGAGGTGAAGAAGGTGAAGGTGTTAAATTATGGCAGTTTGGTAAAAAAGTATATCAAGATTTTTTAAATATGGCTGCTGATGAAGAAATTGGTGATTACACTGATATTGTAGGTGGTAGAGATATTAAATTAACTACTGTAGGACCTGAAGTAACAGGAACTCCTTACAATGATACATCAGTAGGACCATCTCTTAAAACATCAACATTATCATCAGATGATAAAATAGCTGAAAATTTACTAAATAATCAACCAAATCCACTTGATGTATTCAAGAAATTTACATTTGATGAGGTAAAAGCAGCATTACAAGATTTCTTATCAGATGGAGAAACTGAAGTTTCAACTACAACTACAACAAATACATCAACTTCGACTCCAGCTTCAAGTAATTATTCACTTGATACTAATAAGTCTAAATCTAAAGCAGATCAATTTGATGATCTATTTTCAGATGATAAGAAAAAGGATGATTTACCGTTTTAATAAATAAAATACATGGCGAAAAAGAAAAAAACACTAGGGGAAGCAGTCTCTAAAGAAATACAATCAAATTTCAATTTAGATGCTTTTAAAACCAAAAAAGGTTTAAAATCTAATATTAAATTTAAGGATCAGGACTGGATTCCAATTTCGTCAGCGTTCCAAGAGGTAACTTCAATTCCAGGTATTCCTATGGGGCATATTGTGCTCCTTAGGGGTCACTCGGATACTGGAAAAACTACCGCTCTTTTGGAAGCAGCTGTTGCAGCTCAAAAACGAAACATTATGCCTGTATTTATTATTACAGAGATGAAATGGTCGTGGGATCATGCAAAAATGATGGGGTTAGAAGTTGATGAGGTAAAAGATCCAGATACTGGAGAAGTAGTAAATTATGAAGGTAACTTTATTTATGTAGATAGAGAAACTATTAATTCTATTGAAGATGTTGCTGGGTTTATTTTAGATTTAATTGATGAACAGAAAAAAGGTAATTTACCTTATGATTTATTATTTTTATGGGATTCTATTGGATCAGTTCCTTGTGAGATGTCTATAAAATCTAATAAAAACAACAATGAGTGGAATGCAGGTGCAATGTCAACTCAGTTTGGTAATAGTGTAAATCAAAAAATAACATTATCTAGAAAAGAATCATCACCATTTACTAATACATTAGTTTGTATTAATAAGGTTTGGACATTAAAAGCTGAATCTCCTATGGGACAACCAAAACTAATGAATAAAGGTGGTTACGCTATGTGGTTTGATTCTACATTTGTAGTTACATTTGGGAATGTTATGTCAGCTGGAACTTCTAAAATTAAAGCTATTAAAGATGGTAAACAAGTTGAATTTGCTAAAAGGGTAAATATTCAAATTGATAAAAACCATATTAATGGTGTTACTACTAGAGGAAAAATTGTTATGACACCTCATGGGTTTATTTTAGATAATGACCGAGATCTTAAAAACTATAAAGATGCTAGAAAAGATGATTGGGCTGCTATTTTAGGTGGTGGTGATTTTAGAGTAGTTGAAGAAGGTCAAGCATTTACAGATATAACATCTTTTGAAGACGAGCCGCAATAAATTTTGATACCCGGGATATTTTTCGTATATTCCGGTATAAAACAAATTAAATGAAACAGAAAGAATTATTTAAACTCCTGGATAATATCCAAGAGCAAGGGGAAGGTACTGTAGTAAATAGTGAAAGAGTTCTATTAATAGATGGATTAAATCTATTTTTTAGAAACTTTGCAATGATGAATATGGTTAACCCTGATGGAGTTCATGTAGGAGGTTTAGGTGGTTTTTTCCGTTCATTAGGTGCTTTAATTCGTCAGATAGATCCAACACAAGTGTATGTTGTATTTGATGGAGCTGGATCAGCTAATAATCGAAAAAATATAATACCTGAATATAAATCAGGTAGAGATTTACAACGTATTACTAATTGGGATGCTTTTGATGATTTAGAAGATGAGCATGATGCTAAGGTAGATCAAATGGTAAGAATAATTCAATATTTAAAAACACTACCAGTTAAAACTTGTAGTATTGATAAAGTAGAAGCTGATGATATTATTGCTTATTTTAGTAAAGTTATTCCAAAAGACCCTCTTGATAAAATATTTATAGTATCTTCTGATAAGGATTTTATTCAATTAGTAAATGAAAATGTTATTGTATATCGTCCTATGGAAAAAGAATATTATACAGAACAAACAGTAATTGATAAGTATAAAATGTCCCCTAAAAATTTTATTTTACACAAAACTCTTTTAGGTGATAATTCTGATAAAATTAAAGGTGTTAAGGGGTTAGGTGAAAAAGGATTGTATAAAAAATTCCCGGAATTAACAGAACGAGATATGGATTTAAAAGATATATATAATATTTGTGAATCTAAATTTAAGGAGCATGTAGTTTATGCTAGGATAATTCAAAATTATGAGGAATTAGAAAAAAATTACAAAGTTATGGATTTAGATAATCCTATGATTAGTAAAGATGATGAAAAATATTTAAATGAGGTTGTAAATTCAAAAACACCTCCATATATTCCAGAGCAATTCGTAGCGTTTTATAATCAAGATAAACTTGGTGGTATGATACGAAATGTTGAGTTTTGGGTAAAAGAAATTTTTGAAAAATTAGTTATAAAAAAATAAGTTATATGACGTTGTTAAATTTAAACCAATATGGTCCTCATTTTCAAATTAAGGCCATTTCTTCATTACTAACACATAAGCAATTTCTAATTAGCATACATGATGTTTTAAGTGATGAATATTTTGATAATCAAGCACATAAGTGGATTATTAATGAAATATTAAGATATTATGATAGGTATCATACAACCCCTTCAATGGATATTCTTAAGGTTGAAGTTAAAAAAATTGATAATGATGTCTTAAAATTATCAGTTAAAGAGCAGTTAAGAGAAGCATATCAAGCATCAGAGGAAGATTTAGAATATGTTCAGGAAGAATTTTCTTTATTTTGTAAAAATCAACAACTTAAAAAAGCTTTACTTAGTAGTGTTGATTTATTAAAAGCAGGAGATTTTGATGGTATTAAACACTTAGTAGAATCTGCTTTAAAAGCAGGTAATGATAAAAATGTTGGACATGAATATAATAAAGATATTGAAACAAGGTTTAGAGAAGATGCAAGAACTACTGTTGCAACCCCGTGGAATAGGATTAATGAATTATTACAAGGCGGATTGGGAAATGGAGATTTTGGTCTTATATTTGGTAATCCAGGAGGTGGTAAATCTTGGTCATTAGTAGCATTAGGAGGACATGCTATAAAAATGGGTTATAATGTAATTCATTATACTTTAGAATTAGGTGAAGCATATGTCGGAAGAAGATATGATGCTTTTTTTAGTCAAGTACCAGTTGATAAAATCTTACAAAATAGAGAAAAAATAGAAGAAATAATTCCTCAACTACCAGGAGAATTAATTATTAAAGAATTTCCAACAGGACGCGCAACAATGTCTACGATAGAATCACACATTGCTAAAGTTGGAGACTCTGGAGTTAAACCAGATTTAATAATTATTGACTATGTTGATCTTTTAGGAACAAAAAAGAAAACTGCTGATCGTAAGGGTGAAATAGATGATATTTATACAAGCACTAAGGGATTAGCTAGAGAATTAGACATACCAATTTGGTCAGTTTCTCAAGTTAATAGAGCTGGTGCAAAGGATGACATCGTAGAGGGGGATAAAGCAGCAGGATCATATGATAAAATTATGATAACTGACGTGTGTATTTCTCTTTCAAGGAAAAAAGCAGATAAAGTAAACGGAACAGGAAGATTTCACATTATGAAGAATAGATATGGTATTGATGGTTTAACATTTGGTGTAAAAGCTAACACATCTACAGGTCATTTTGAAGTTGTAGATTATAATCCAGAAGATTATGAAAATGATACTCCACAACCCACAAATAGTTTTAATAATGAGTTAGATACTTTTGATAAGCAGTCCTTAAAAAGCAAATTTTTTGAACTAAATTCATAACTTTAAAAACATTAATATGGCAAAAACATCTTTATTAAAAGAACGTATAGTATATAAACCTTTTGAATATCAAGAAGCATCTGATTATTGGTTACAACAGCAACAAGCTCATTGGTTACACACAGAAGTACCTATGATGTCTGATGTTAATGATTGGAAACAAAATTTAACAGATAATGAAAAAAATATAATTGGTACTATACTAAAAGGATTTGCTCAAACTGAAACTGTAGTAAATGATTATTGGTCAACATTAGTTACAAAATGGTTCAGAAAACCCGAAGTAATTAAAATGGCTGTTACATTTGGCGCATTTGAAACAATTCATGCTGAAGCATATTCATTATTAAATGAAGAATTAGGATTAGATGATTTTAGTGAGTTTTTAGAAGATGAAGCTACAATGGCTAAAATTGATGCTTTAACAACTGTAAGAGATTCTCATGATGGTACTCCTAATTGGCATGAAAGAGCTAAATCATTAGCTATATTCTCAGCATTTACAGAAGGGGTTAATTTATTCTCTTCTTTTGCAGTTTTATTATCATTTAAACTAGATAATAAACTTAAAGGTGTGGGACAAATAGTTGAATGGAGTATTAGAGATGAATCTTTACATTCAGAAGCTGGTTGTTGGTTATTTAGAACACTAATGCAAGAACATCCTGAATTTAACACCCCAGAATTAAAAGCAGATATTGAAGAAGCAGCATTATTATCTTTAAAATTAGAATTAGATTTTATTGATAAAGTATATGAAATGGGTGATTTAAAAGGATGTCCAAAATATGATTTAGTGTCATTTATTAAACATAGAGTAAACACTAAGATGAGTGATTTAGGATATGGATCAATTGTAAATGGTATAGATAAAGATGCAGTACAAAGAATGAAATGGTTTGATAGTTTATCAGCAGGAAAACAACACACAGATTTCTTTGCAAATAGAGTTACTAATTATTCAAAAGGTGTTCAAGATTGGGACGCTAATGCAATATTTTAAAATATGGAAAATAACGCACTACAAGTAGATTATACAAATTGGGAAGCTGGAAAACAATACCCAGAATGGATGGATGAAGTTTCTTTAGCAACAATTTCAAAAGGATATTTATTACCTGGAGAAACAGTTAGAGTAGCATATAAAAGAGTATCAAATGCTGCAGCTGTAAGACTTAAAAAACCAGAATTAGCAAATAAATTCTTTAAAATAATGTGGAATGGTTGGTTAGGTCTAGCATCTCCCGTCTTATCAAATATGGGAACTGATAGAGGTTTACCAATTTCATGTTTTGGGGTTGATACACCTGATTCTATACGTGGTATAGGGTTAACTAACGCAGAACTAATGAAATTAACAGCATCTGGTGGAGGAGTAGGTATTTCATTATCTCGCATTAGAACACGTGGAGTAGAAATTACAGGAAATGGTAAAAGTGAAGGAGTAGTACCATGGGCTAAAATATTTGATTCATCAATAATTGCAACTAATCAAGGTAATGTTAGAAGAGGTGCAGCATCAGTTAATTTAGATATTGAGCATGGAGATATAGATGAATTTTTACAAATTCGTAGACCTAAAGGAGATCCTAATAGACAATGTTTAAATTTACATCAATGTGTTGTTGTAGGTGATTCATTTATGAGAAAATTAGAAGCAAGAGATCCTGAATCAATGAATAGGTGGGCTACAGTTTTAAAATCAAGAATGGAAACCGGAGAACCTTATATAATGTATAAGGATAATGTTAATAAAGATAATCCAATTGCTTATAGATTAAATAATCTAGAGGTAAGTATGACTAACATATGTTCTGAAATAACATTATTTACAGATGAAGAACATTCATTTATATGTTGTTTATCTTCTATGAATTTAGCAAAATATGATGAGTGGAAAGATACAGACACAGTTGAATTAGCTACTTGGTTTTTAGATGGTGTAATGCAAGAATTTATAGATAAATCTAATGGTAAGGATTCATTAAGAAGAACTCATTTTCATGCTAAAAAGGGAAGAGCATTAGGTTTAGGTGT